TTTCCTATCGGTTATAATAGGAGTAAGCAAACAATCACCCCCTTAAGTTATGCGCAAAATTGAAAGAGACATGAACACAGCGATCCGTTACAGACGCAACATGTCAAAGCAAAACACTATGGTAAAATGCTTCAAGACAAATGGTGTTACAACTGATGTTGATGTTTTCCTACATGGAAACCACATTGCATCTTTAGATACAGCAACCCACAAACTCACTATCAAAGATGGTGGGTGGCAGTCCGTGACCACAAAATCCAGACTTAACGCACTTTTAGATGAGTTCGTTCCGAGCATGGGTATTTTTCAAAAGAACTGGGAGTGGTTCGTATCTGACAGACTAACAGGTCAAGTGGTTCCTTTCGTCTCAGGTATGACAGTTTAATTACTGTCACATTGATCCCCAGTTTTTTGGGGGATTTTCTATTATAATAAAGTATAACAACCCCCATTAAGATTATGCCAAATTGGTGCACTAACAGAGTTACAATCTCATCCAACACTGAAGATGATTCCCAGTTTCAGAAACTTGTGGCTAAATTTCAAGTTGAAAGACCTTTTAACGAAATCTATCCTCAACCAGACTGGAAAACAATTCCAAACGATAAAGGCGAACTTCCAGTAAAAAGGGAAATGAAAAACGACAAAGGCGAAATTATTACAATTACCTATGATTTCCCAGATGACAAAAACGACGATCGCTGGTATCACTGGTGTATTAATAACTGGGGAACTAAGTGGGATATCAACTTAGTTGGTGCGGAAGTGGACGAAAGTTACGCAGAGTTTGAGTTTCAAACCGCATGGGCCCCTGCATCTGGAATCTTTGACAAAATCCGCGAAGACTATCCAGATGTTGGAATCAGTTGGTTTTATGATGAGCCGGGTATGGAAGTAGCCGGTTACTTACCCAATTAAGTTTTGTTACAGGTGCTCGCAGTCGTGGGCATCTGTTCCTATAATAGTAGTATAAACAAACCCCCATTGATTATGAACAGATTTTTTACTTACATCGATCCTACAAACTACGAATTGACTAATGAAGGATTAATGAAAGCATGCGTGGCAGAAGTCGTTGCAGAAGCAGAAGACAGCGGAAACTATCCAATGTGTGATGGAGTGGATCTATTAAAATCCGCAAATTATCTTTACTTAGATGTATTAAACGACATCTCACAGTTAGTGGAAGCACATTTAGACAGTTAACAAACTGGCACAAGGGGTACTTACAAATGCCCCTTTCATCCTTTATAATATTAGTATACAAACGAATTTCCCCCAAATGACAAAAACAGAAAGACTTATCAACAGAATCAAGGAAGTAGGCAACTTTGAAAATGTTGCTTATGTATGTGAAGACTTCGACACCTTTATAGATGAGGTTGCAGAGTGGGGAGTCCAATCAATCGCAAAGGTTGATTTTGATGATCCAGATTTAAACCTTGAGCAGATGGATGCGTTCTTCGCCTCTTTCGGTTGCACACCATCTAACCCACATCCAGCAGGGAGGTACGCATAATGACAAACATTAAGCACATCGAACACCCAGAGGACACAATCCTCACGGGTGATCTGGATATCTTCGGCTGGTTTCAATCACCAGGGTCGTTTATCCGTTAAAATTGATGGAGCTCCCGCTGTTGTATGGGGACGCAATCCAAAGACCGGCCACCAGTTCGTGGGTACCAAGTCCGTTTTTAATAAGAAAAGACCTATCATATGTGAGAATCACGCAGACATTGAAAGTTTTATCATGCTGTCCCAATGCTTGCGCAGATCCTAATTTTCTGTTTAGATAACCTACCTGATACAAAATACATCTATCAGGGTGATTTTATCGGTTTCGGTGGTGAGAGGGAATATACACCCAATACATTAACCTATATGTTCCCGAAGCATATACAGGAGGACATCATCGTGGCTCCACATACTCGTTATGAATTGGTGAAGACGGGTCTTAAAGGATGCTTACGGGTTGCCAATCAATAAGGGTGAGTTGAAGTCAACCGATGGCTGTCGCTTCGTTCAACCGAATGCGTACATATACACAGGCTACTTATAACCAGTTGGAGCAAAAAAACACTATGTTCCAGTTAGGAAACCGTGTAGAGTTTGCCCGACAGATCGCAGCATCCGTTGAGTTTGTAACAGAGAAGGAAGCAGCAGAGATTAAAAAAATGTTTAACAGTTGTATTCGTGAGGGGTTGGAGATTGAGCCCGGAACTGTTCGCAGAGGTATGTGATATAAACCTGATCCGTCTTATGGCTTACTGGTTAAGTTCATGAAAGAAGAGTGCTTATATCAGTGCAGACATGACCACAGCATAGAAGTTTACTTTCAAGGTGACGAAGCAGAGCATGAGGGGTATGTCTTTGATAATGGGTTTGGAACTTATAAGTTAATAAACAGAGAGGTGTTCAGCCCATATAAATTTTAATCACAGTCGAATGGCACGGGGGTAGCCATTCGTTCGTTCGTGCAGTGGCAGCGATCGGGGGGTTGATGCCCCCTGATATGAAAATGCGTGACACCCCTAGTCTACAAAGTGTTACGAAAGCGAGACATAAATTACACGAACTCTAAAATTTTTTTTCGCTATATAAAAACGACTATAAGATTTCATTCGATGCTAAAAAATTCCGGGGGCTATTTTTCTTCCATAGAAGTTGATATGGTAACTGGAGAGTATCATGTTATAATACCAGAGTGGATTATCAATGAAATGGATTGGTATGAAGATACAAAGTTAAGTTGGAAAACAGACGGTGACGAAGTTATTATCACAGAAAGTGATGAGTGAAGATTATCTGGAGATTACTTTCGCAAAGCACAAAGTGTTTCGTGAAACTCAAGATGTAATATTCTACGATATATCAGTTGAAGACAGTAATGCCACAGATTTGGTTGAGCACACAGGCCCTGCCATTAGTCCTCCTGATGATTTGATTGGAGCAAAGCAGTTCTATATTCATTATCATCAGGTTGATTATAATCGTGTTTTAGCAGGAAAGAGAACTTTTGAGTTAATTAATCCGAAGTGGACGAATCCCTATCATATTGTAGAACTGAATCGAGATAGTGGAGCACTTATCATTCCGAAAGAAACATACCATCGCTCTATCTCAGGAGCAAATGGATCGATTGTAATTAATCAGGCAGTACGAGACAAAGACTTTAATCAAAAGACTGAGTTTGTACCTGTGTCTGCTGGACAGAATACAGTATTGTATAGTATAATTAACAAATACAAACCAATCGTACATCATGTGTAATACCTACCACATCTACTTAAACGATAAGTGTCTATTTAAAAATTTAGATCAACACGAGTTTGATATTATATGGAATAAACTTTATACTTCTTATTGGAAAGAAGAGATAACCTACTCATGTGTTACGGAAAACACGAAAGATTTAGTTACAACATTAGAAGAAAGTTCTTATTGACATTGCATAGATATTGATGTAAAATATAATTATGTAATGAATTAATTATGGCAAAAGGTTTTAAGGTTAAATCAAAGGCACCGACTCAGAAAGAACCAGAGTGGGACTATGAATTAGCAAAGCAATTGATAAGAGGAAAAAAGATTGTCTTCTGTTTACCCGGCAGAGGAGTTTCTTATGTTTACTTAAAGAATTTCGTACAGTTATGTTTTGATATTGTACAAGCAGGTGGAGGAATACAGATATCTCAGGATTATTCTTCAATGGTGAACTTTGCTCGGTGTAAGTGTTTAGGTGCAAATGTTCTTCGAGGCCCTGATCAGTTACCTTGGGATGGTAAGTTAGAGTATGACTGGCAGTTATGGATTGATAGTGATATTGTTTTTGATACCGCAAAGTTTTATCAGTTAGTTTTAAACTCAGTTCCTGCAGAAGCAGTCAGAAAGGAGAATGTAATCGAGAATGATAAGGTCGTTGGACAGAATTTAATAGTTGATGATGCAAAGACAAGACCAATTGTATCTGGTTGGTACTGTACTGAAGATGGTCGTACTACATCGGTTGCTCACTGGTTAGATGAAGAGGACTTCTCATCAAATGGAGGTGTGATGAATCACGAGACTCTCGAAACAATACAGAAGAGAAAGAAACCATTCACTGTTGACTATGCAGGATTCGGTTGGTTACTCATACAGAAAGGTGTGTTTGAAGACAAGAACCTACCTTATCCTTGGTTTGCTCCAAAGATGCAGGTCTTTGAGTCTGGTGCTGTACAGGATATGTGTGGCGAAGATGTCTCGTTCTGTCTCGATGCCAAAGAAGCAGGTTATGAAATCTGGTGCGATCCTCGGATTCGTGTCGGACATGAGAAAACAAGGGTAATCTAATGGTCATTACATTCTTTTCAATATTATTGATACTCTTTATCATACTCGTCGTAGTTACTTACTATAACCCGCATGCGTGAAACTAAGTATACAATACTTAAAAATGGAAAGGCAGTGTTCTCAGACTTATCAGAAAGAGAATACTTTGATCGAATGCAAGACTATGCAGTCGAATTCTACCTCACAGGGAAAAATGATCCCAGTGAATTTACAACTGAAATGATTGAACAAACAGACTAATGGCAAAAACATACAGTATGGGTGAAAGTATTCAAACTCATCCCAAAAAAACTCGACAAGGAACTGGAAAGCACTCGAAATATGCGGCTACCTCGCGTAACTCGGCTCGTAAAAGACCAAGAGGGCAGGGTAAATAAATGTCTTGTCTAATTGCGAATTTACCTTCTTATGAGGTATGGGTAAGAAAAGAATACTTAACCGACCATAAGAGTGGTCATGGCGAATTTGTAAAGGGAGTATGGGTATCTGCGAAGAGTATACCCGGTCGAGCATTTTATTTTGAAACATATTTACCTGAATATGCAGCAATGTTCGATAAGTTACCAATCTCTGCGTTTACAAGCGATCCAGAAACTCCTACACCAGATATGACATTACATAATTTACAGTTTTGGAACTGTATGGACTATGGTGTGGTAGCAGTTCAGAAGCAATTTATCGGTTCAATGCACTTTGAAGTGATGACAAGAGACTTTGGTAATCAAACAGGTACTTATATTTGCACCTTAGATAACTATCATCAAGATGTAGACGCAATTGACTACTCTACAAGTGAACAACCTGCCGAACATAAGTCTCATAACCTCTTAGAGTTGGATAATGGGCAGTTTTGTCTTTATCCAAACAATAGAATGCGTATCTATGACAACAGTATTACTCCAGAAGAGCCAAAAGTACCTGATTTTAAGGTATCAACAGTGTACTATCAGGTTGAGAATGGTCATGATCGTGATGGATTGGGTTCAGAGGACAATTATTTCTGGAAAACATCTAAAGAACGCAAAAATGAAGAAAATTGGGACTATGAAACTAACGATAAGTCCTTTGTAGAAAGTAAAGGTATCCCTTCACCAGAAGATATTGGATAAATATTGTAACAATGGAGGCAAAATGGTTGTAAAAGTTGATAAGAGTAAGGAATTTGTCAAAAGTGGCAAAATATTAGTAAGTGAATATCCTGCAATTCACCCAAAATCGATAAAAACTAAAAAATCTGAATGAAAACTGTGAAAAATGCTCATATGGGCGAACATTTATTAGTTGAAGTATATAATGTATCCTTTGATAAGTTAAATGATAAAGAAAAAATTGAACAGGCATGTATTTCTGCAATCAAAAGTGAAAATTTGACTATCTTAAATACATTTTCTCATCAATTTGACCCCTATGGTGTAACTACACTCATATCTTTAGCAGAAAGTCATCTATCTTGCCATACTTGGCCTGAAAAAGGGTGTGTAGCAATCGATATTTTCACATGTGGGAACAAAAATCCACGATCTGTTGCATGGTGGGTACTAAATTACTTTGATTCTGATGATTACAATATGACAGACTTGACGAGATAGGTATAAATAATAAAAAAATACTATAAATGGCGGTAAATCGCATATCTAGGGCATTTAAGGACATAAATTTGTCTTTTAATGCACATCCAGTTACTAAAGACATCACTGTTTTGCGCAATGAGAACGCAATTAAGAGGTCTGTGCGTAATTTGGTGCAAACAATACCGACAGAAAGGTTTTTTAACTCAATTTTGGGTTCTCAGGTTCGTGATAGTCTCTTTGGGTTCGTTGATTTTGGTACAGCGTCCGTTATAGAGAGAGAAATTATCACAACTATTGAAAACTTTGAACCTAGAGTTGATAATTTACAGGTGAATGTTGATCCTCGACCAGATACCAATGAGTTTGAGGTGAATGTATTATTCGATATTATAGGCCAAGAGTTTCCGACACAGGACTTTACATTCATACTACAAGCAGCAAGATAATGCCTTTCGCAAAATTTTCTAATCTTGACTTTGATCAGATTAGGACTCAAATTAAAGACTACTTAAGAGCAAACTCTAATTTTACGGATTTTGACTTTGAAGGATCTAACTTTTCAGTTTTAATTGACACATTAGCATATAATACCTATATTACTGCATTTAACTCAAACTTAGTCGTTAATGAGTCATTTTTAGATTCTGCAACACTTCGTGAGAATGTAGTTTCATTAGCAAGAAACATTGGATATGTTCCAAGATCAAAAACAGCAGCAAGAGCATCAATATTATTTCAGGTGCAAACAGGTTCTTCAAGTCCAACACTCACTCTTCAACCCGGACTTATATGCACTGGTGCACAAGATGATACTTCCTTTGTTTTTTCAATATCAGAACAAATAACCACAGTCGTAAACAATGGAATAGCACAATTTGGAACTACTGATGAACCTTTAGATGTTTTGGAAGGAACTTTCCTTACTTCTCAATTTATTGTTGATGGATCTCTTGAACAGAGATTTATATTAGAGAATGGATCAATTGATTCATCATCTATTGTGGTTTATGTCAAAGGATCTGCAGATCCCGGTCTTGGAAAACAATATAGGCAAGTTGATAATATTGTAAATGTTAATTCATCATCTGAAACTTACTTAATTCAGGAGATTCAGGATGAAAGATACGAAATTCTATTCGGTGATGGTATTTTTGGTGCCAAAGTTGAAGATGGTGCTGTAATTACTGTTCAGTACATTGTTACTTCAGGCATTGATGGTAATGGCCCATCTATATTCAGTTATGCAGGAAGTCTACAAGATTCTCTTGGAAATATAGTTGTACCAACAGTCGTTCCAACAATTACAACTATCAATGCTGCAGCAAATGGTGGTGAGATAGAAACTTTGGATTCGATTAAGTATTTTGCACCTAGACTATATTCTGCACAGTACAGGGCGGTTACGGCTAGAGATTATGAGTCAATAATACAATCCATTTACCCAAATACTGAAAGTGTATCTGTTGTTGGTGGGGAAGAACTTTCACCTCCAGAATTTGGAACAGTATTCATTACAATTAAACCTAAAAATGGTGAATTTGTATCAGACTTTGATAAAGGCAATATATTATCCAAATTGAAAAGTTATTCTCTCACTGGTATAAATCAAAAAATTGTTGATCTTCAGGTTCTTTATGTTGAAGTTGATTCCTTTATATACTACAATTCATCACAAGTTGCAAATGTAAATGATTTAAAATCAAAAATTACAACTTCATTGACAACATATTCAAGTTCATCTGACTTAAATAAATTTGGTGGAAGGTTTAAGTATAGTAAAGTTTTGAATGTGATTGATAATATTGATAAGTCAATTACATCTAACATCACTAGAATTAAAATTAGAAGAAACTTAAATGCACTGGTTAATCAATTTGCTCAATATGAGTTATGTTTTGGTAATAAGTTTAATGTAAAACCGGAAGGATTGAATATTAAGAGCACAGGATTTAGAATTCAGGGAACTACTGATACAGTGTTCATCACAGATACTCCAAATACTGATAAGTTAACTGGTATTATATCAATTGTGAAGAAGGATGAAGCAACTAATACTAATATCGTTGTTGTTAAATCAGCAGGAACCGTAGATTATGTTAAAGGTGAAGTTAATTTGACAACCATTAATATAGTATCTACTGATAAACCGAATAATATAGTAGAAGTTCAGGCATTCCCAGACTCAAATGATGTCATAGGATTACAAGATTTGTATCTAGAATTTAACATTCCGAATAGTACTATAAATATGGTTAAAGATACAATAACTTCCGGTGAACAAATTTCTGGTGTTGGATATAGAGTTACATCATCTTATGCAAATGGAGAACTAACAAGGACATAATATGATCGGAACTGGTATTGAAAAGCGTATACAAATACAACAAATAATCGAAAGTCAGCTCCCTGAGTTTATTCTCTCAGAGAGCCCAAAGACTGTTGACTTTTTAAAACAATATTATCGATCACAAGAGTATCGTGGTGGTGCAATTGATATTGCAGATAACTTAGATCAGTATTTAAAATTAGACAATCTTACACCTGAAGTAGTTGTAGGTGTCACAACTTTAAGTACTGGTATAACTTCTACATCAGATACAATTACTGTATCTACTACAAAAGGTTTTCCAAACGAATATGGACTATTAAAGGTAGATGATGAGATAATTACATACACTGGTTTAACAACTAATACATTTACAGGATGTGTAAGAGGTTTTAGTGGTATTACATCATATACAGATCCAAATAATCCCGGTGAATTGGTTTTTGCAACTACTACTGCAGGTATTCATACAACTGGTGTAAGTGTTAATAATTTGAGTGTTTTATTTTTACAAGAGTTTTATAAGAAAGTCAAATCAACATTGACTCCAGGCCTTGAAGATTCAAGTTTTGTATCTAATCTTGATGTAAGTAATTTTATAAAAGAATCCAAATCATTATACCAATCTAAAGGAACTGCAGAGTCATTCCGTATTCTCTTTAATGTTTTATTTGGAGTTACTCCTAAGATTGTTGACCTTGAGGAATTTTTAGTTAAACCATCATCTGCAGAATATATTCGTAGAGAAATTATACTTGCAGAGGTAATTAGTGGTGATCCAAACAAATTAATTGGACAAACAATTACAAAGTCAACTGACTCTGAAACTAAGGCATCGGTATCTGAAGTTGAAATAGTTACTCGTAATCGTAAGACATTCTATAAAATAAGTTTATTTGTTGGATTTAATGATAGAACTGGTATTCAAGGCACATTTACGATTCCCGGTAAAACAAAGGTAATTGGGAATGTATCTGTTGGATCTTCTGTAATTACTGTTGATTCAACCGTTGGATTTGGATCTACTGGTATCGCGATATCAGGAATAAACACAATTACATATACTGATAAAACAGTAAACCAATTTTTAAATTGTACTGGTGTATCAACAGCAATATCAACTACTGATGATTTAAGATCTGATGAAAATGTATTTGGATATGAAGATGGGGATATAACAAAAAAAGTTGAACTTAGAATTACTGGTGTATTATCTAATTTTGAACTATTACCAACTGTTGGATCAAGTGTTGCGTCTGAAGGTGAGAGAATAACAGTTAAAAATGTTGGAGAAGTAGTTCCCAATCCTACACTTTATAAAACCAAAAAAGAAGTATGGTTTAACTCTTGGATTTACAATACATCATGTACTTTTCAGATTGATACAATTAGTGGATCTACATTCATTTTAAAATCTGAATTTGATAAATCTAACCTCAAAGAGGGAGATACTGTTGAGATTATAAGAAGAGGGACAGAAATAGTTGATGTTTCTGATGCCACTATACAAACTATAACAGTTACATCTACTTCTAATCAGTTATTTTTAAATAATATTGGAGGATTTACTCCTACAATAGGAATTGATTACAATCTTAGAAGAAAATTAAAAACAGCATCAAGCAGTACTTCTACTCTACAGTTTGGTAATAATGTTATAACTTCTAATGTTCAAAATACTTATAATTTAAATGATACTGAATTTTATGTGGCATCATCTTCAATGCCAGCATATGATATAACTGAAACAGTTGATAAGAGTACTATTAGTGAAGCCCAATGGAACTAGATTACAAGGTTTTAGTAATATCACCCAAAAATATTCAATTATATCTTTCCCGCAAGATGTTCCTTTTATCACTGGTGATGCAGTATTTTACAAACCACAAACAACTCGTATTGCAGAATTAACTGAAGATGTATATTATGTTGAAGTTTTGGCAGATAAAAAACAAATTAAGTTGTATGCATCCAGATCATTTATTACAATTGCTGATAATTTAGAACTTACTGCACTACCATCAGGAAGTGGAGAACAGACTTTTGTTCTTTTAAGACATAAAAATGAACAGATTGGTGTACAAAAAATACTTAAAAAGTTTCCTGTAGAACCAAATATCAAATCTGGTAAATCTACTGCTACAATTCCGGGTGCAACTGGTATTTTAGTTAATGGTGTTGAAGTTATAAACTATAAATCAGATGATTTAATTTATTATGGCCCATTATTAAAAGTTGACATATTAAATGGTGGATCAAACTTTGATGCAATTAATCTTCCTCAAGTTGTAATTCCACAAGTAGGATCAGGAACAACTGCATTAGTTCAACCAGTTATAAAGGGATCTTTAAAAGAAGTTATTGTAGATCAACAAAATTTTGATATTGATAAGGTTTTATCAATTACTTTATCTGGTGGGGGAGGTTCAGGTGCCTCTCTAAGACCAATAGTAACAAAGAGAGTTAGGGAGATATCTTTTGATGGTAGACAGTCAACTATCGGTGGTGGAGTTAATATTAATACCGATATAATAACAATTAATGGTGGACATAATTTATTAAGTGGGGAACCTTTAGTTTATGATAGTAATGATAACTCACCATTAGGTGTGTCAACAATTCTTGCTGGAATCCATACATCAAATAATGCAGATCAAAATAGATTTTTATCAAATGGATCTGTATATTATCCGGAAGTTACAGGAATTAGTTCAATTAGATTATTTGAAAGTTTCTCAGATTACAATGCTGGTATTAATACTGTTGGATTTACTACAGTTAATACTTTAGGAACACATAAATTTAAATTACTTAATGCAAAAAATCATTTAAGATCAGTTATAGTTGAGAATGCAGGATCAGATTATATAAACCGTAAATTGAGTGTTAAACCAGTTAACATATCTACTATTGATAATAATATAAAATTCAATAATCATGGATTTATTAGTGGTGATACAATTGAATATAATTTCGCTGCAGGTGGTTCAATTATATCTGGGTTAAGTACAACAAGTCAGTATCGTATAATAAAACTTGATAATAATACATTTAGACTTGCAAGCACATCTAATGATGATTATGTGAGAGGTGATTATGTTAAATTTGCTTCTTCGGGAACTGGTTTACAAGAATTTGCATTCCCTCCTATAGTTCTTACAGTCAACGCAGTATATTCACCTGTTTCAGTTGCTTTAACTGAATCTCTTGTAGTAACACCTATTGTTCGTGGATCTATTGTTGATAATTATTTGTATGAAGGTGGAACAAACTATGGATCTAGTGTATTAAATTTTGAGAAAAAACCAAGTGTTAAAATACAAAATGGTAAAGAAGCAGAAATTGATGTAGTTATTTCAAATGGTAAGATAATTACAACTGATGTTAGATTTGGTGGAAAAGAATATTTCTCACCTCCCGATTTGGAAGTCGTTGGAATTGGATCTGGTATTGGTGGTAGATTAAGACCTGTAGTTGAAAACGGTAAGATTACTGATGTTAAGATAATCAATCCCGGTATTGGATATACATCTGCACCCGAAATAATAGTTAAATCTGCTGGTATTGGGCAAATATTTGAACCCTCTGTCAGATCATTGTCAGTTAATAACTTAGAAAGATTTGATGATGAGATTCTACTACAGGAATCAATTACAAACTTACAATATGCTGTTGTAGGATACAATACTTCAATTTATGGAACTGAGTTGGGAGATACTGGTGGAGGACATTCACCAATTATAGGTTGGGCATATGATGGTAATCCAATTTATGGCCCTTACGGATATAGTGATCCAGATAATACAAACTCACCAATTAAAATTTTAAATACAAGTTATACATTAGATACTTCAAATGTAACTAATAGACCATCATTCGTATCAGGATTTTTTGTTGAAGATTACAGATATACAGATGATGGAGATTTGGATTCGAGTAATGGTAGATTTACAAAAACTCCCGACTATCCAAATGGAGTTTATGCGTACTTTGTTGGTATACAAACAGGTAATCAGGGTAATCAGATTCCAAAATTCCCTTATTTTATCGGAGACACTTATAGATCCGAACCAATTGAAGATAATTTCTTAATAAATCAAAGCACATTTGATTTTAATGGATCAAATGTTATCCGAAATACTCTTCCATACAAAGTTTCTGATGATACTGCTGATAATGATTTCTTAATTGAATCAAATGAGATCGTTGAACAAAGTGCAATTGTAGAATCAGTAACTAGAGGTAATCTTGAAGATTTCCAAATTGTAGAAGCAGGTAGTGATTATAAGGTAGGTGATACTTTAAACTTTGATAATCTTAATACCTCTGGTGGGGGAGCCAGTGCCCTTGTATCACATGTTGAAGGTAAAACTATTACTAGTGTCAATACAAGCGTAGAGACCTATACAAATGTCGTATATGTGCGAAAGAACGATAGTAAAGTAACCGCATTTATATCAACATCACATACTCTTTCAAATAATGATACAATTGCAGTTTCTGGATTATCAACAAGCATTCCAAAACTTACTGATTCACATAAAATTGGTGTTTCTTCAGAAAGAGTTGTATTATATAAAGAATTAGGTGCAAATGCTAGTGCTGGTGTTGTAACAGACATCTATGTTTCTAAGATACCAGATGTAGTATCTGCAGGAAGTAGTATTGGTATTGGTACTGAGAGTTTATTAGTTCTTAATACATTTAATGAAAGAGGTATATTAAGAGTCAAGAGAGGTGTTGTAGGTGCTGCTCATACATTATCCACACCAGTCTTTACAGTTCCTGATAGGTTTGATATAGATCTTATTACATCTCCGTTTGAATCTAAGATTAATGATATAGTTTTCTTCAATCCAGAAGAGCAAGTTGGTGTTGGTACAACAGCTGGTATTTCAATTGGATTAGCAAAATCGTTCACAACTGGTGAAAGATCAAAAGTGATATCTGTTCCTTCAAAGAGTATCTTCATACCCTAATCATCCATTTGTTAATAATCAAGAAGTTATTCTTAAAAAACCAACAAGTGCAAATGCAATTTCATGTGGAACAGGAACAACAACTGCAGTAGCTGCAAGTTTTAACTTACCATTAAGTGGTGACAGTCAAACAGTCTTCATCAAAAATATTTCTAAGGATTTAATTGGTATTTCAACAGTTCAGAGGTAGCTGAAACAATATTCTTTAAGAATGATGGTACAGATAGTTTTGAATATTCAATCGAATCAAACTTTACACAGGTATTAGGTAAAGCACAAAAGATTACTGCTCATGTTGCAGTATCTACATCTCATGATCTTACTAATGGTAGTAATATAGATTTAACATTAGATTCTAATATTTCTGGAGGTACAGGTATTTCGACTTCAGTTACAGTTAAATACTCTGCAGCAGAGGATAAGATATTAATTAATACTGTTCCGTTAGCACAGACAAATATAGGAAATGATAGTATATTTTTAGCAGATCATGGATATAAAACTGGACAGAAAGTTTATTATGATGGTAAAACTACTCAGGCTACTGGATTAACAACTGGAACTTATTTTGTCTACAGACTTGATGATAACACATTCCAATTAGCAGAAACAAAATATGATGTAGATAATGAACCACCAAAAGTTGTAGGTATCACAACTAATACAGGTGGAGTCATCTCAAGAACTATCATTAATTAATCCACCATTATCCATTGTCAAAAATAATGATTTAGTATTTTATGTTTCAGATTCCTCTTTATCAGGTTACGACTTTAATTTATATTATGATTCCTGATTTTCACAATCAATTTGTATCTACTGGATCTACTACACCATTTGTATTATCAAGTGTAGGAACTGTTGGTGTTGGAACTACTTCTATAGTCACATTAAAATATTCTGATGATAATCCGATTAATTTATATTATGCGATTGAAAAATCTGGTTTTATAAGCACTTCTGATACTGATGTTAAAGATGGATCTAGAATTTCATATATGGATAGTGAATATGAGGGATCATATTCTGTATTCGGAGTTGGCACTACATCTTTTAATGTATCACTAAATGAAATACCAGAAAGACTATCATATACATCTTCACAAGTAGATAAGTTATCTTATATCACTAATTCATCTCTTGCAAGTGGTGGTGTTGGTAAAATTAATTTAACATCATCAGGACTTGGATATAAGAGGATTCCCGGAATATCAAGCATCACATCTATAAATGGAATTAATGCAAAAATTCTCGCACTATCTGATACTGTTAATAAAATTAATGATGTTAGAATCCTAGATCCCGGTTTTGAATATCATTCCGATAAAACATTAAGGCCTGATGCTCGTATATCTCCGACAATAACCTTAATTAACTCTGATGTTATTGGAAAGATTGAAGTAATATCTGGTGGTAAAAATTATATTTCTGCACCTGATTTAGTTGTTGTTGATCCTGAGACTGGATTATTAACTGATCAGGGTGTTATAGAATTAGAATTGGCATCAAGTTCTATATCTGCTGTAAATGTAATTAGTTCTCCAAAGGGTTTAAAACCAATTGAACAAAGAATTAGAACAATTAATAATTCTAATGGTGTATCAATATCTCAAGTTGTTGGGAATGTCTACTACAACAACTGTTGGTGTTGTTACTTGTACACTAGTTACACCTGTTGCAGGATTCTCAACATCTGTATTTACAGTTGGTGAACAGATATTTGTTGAAGGTATTCAATTAGAATCATCCACTGGATCTGGTTACAACTCAACTGATCACGGATTTAATTTCTTTACAGTAACTTCATATACAAATACCAATCCTGCTGTTGTTAAGTTTGATATGACCGGAATTACAACAACTGCTATTGGTATTGCAAAAACAACACAAAGTAACTATGCAACAATTACTAAATTTAGTGATTATCCAACATTTAGAACAACACAATCATCATCAGAATTTAAAGCAGGTGAAAGACTAGCAGTCAAAATTGGTAATAATTTTGTAATTGTTAATTTATCTGTATTTGAAAATAATCCTGATGAATTTATAAAAGTAAGTGGATCATATGATTTAGTCATAGGTGATCAAATTAGAGGTGAAATAAGTGGTACTATTGCGACTATAAACTCTATCAGTCAAAATAAAGGAAGATTTAATATAGATTTCTCACTAAAACAAGATCGAGGATGGGATACTGAAACTGGTAAATTGAGTGAAGACTATCAAGTGCTTCCTGATAATGATTATTATCAAAATTTATCATATACTGTTCAGAGTCCAATTGCATATACAGATATAGTTGATCCAGTTAATAGATTAGTTCATACAACAGGATTAAAGAATTTCTCAGACACAGGAATAACATCGACTGCTGCTTCCGGAATATCATCTATTTCTGCTTTAGTGTTATCAAGAGATTTAATTACGGAAAAAAGAGTTGACACTATTAATAATTTTGATTTATCAATTGATACCGATACACTTGAAAATAATACAAAATCTAAATTTATTAAATTTAAGAACAAAAAACTTGCAAGTTATATTGAGTGTAGAACTAACCGTGTAATTTCTATTGATGATATTAGTTCACAATTTTCAAATGCAGAAAGCACTTAGAATAATAGAATCGATATACCTCTAACTGAAGATTATGGTAATTTTGTAATTCAAACAAGAAACCCTAGTACAAATGAAATTAGAATAGATGAAGTTGTAGTATTTAAAGATTCAACTGATACATTCACATTCGAGAAAAACAGTTTAGGTATTGGTACTGACAAGATAGTAGATGTGATTGGGTTTACTGATGCATCAACAAGCACCACCACACTCAGAATAACACCAACTAATCCATTTGATGATGATTTAGATATTAAAGTTTATGAAAATAAATTTAACAGTACTCTATCAGGTGTTGGTACGCAGGCTGTTGGTTTCATAAATCTTGTTGGTGTGAGTACAAATGTTGGTGCAGCGGTAACTACTAACATTGTTTCAGCACCTGTCGGACTTACATCTGCTTTCTATGCAACTGTTGAGGTTAAAGATACAACTACAGACGAGAAAAATCTAGTCGATATCTATGTAACAACAGATGGTACTGATTCATACTTTACTGAATATTATGTTGACAGTGGAGATATAGCAAACTTCTCATCTAATTTTATAGGAACATTTACATCAAATCTTCAATCAAATATATTATCATTAGAATATTCTAATACTGGAATTAATACAGTTAATGTTCGTGCTAAAGGCTGTTGGATTTGGTACAACAACCGCAGGAACTGGAACATATAGATTTAAAGATGCAACACAACTTGCTGGATCTGAAAGATCTGTTAATTTACAATCAAATTATAAGAGAGTCAGTGCACTATCAACTATAGTTGGAGTTGATTCAAACAAATATAATGCAATCAAGAGTATAGTTAAAGTTTCTAAAGGAACAACACATGCGATGCATCAAGTAATTGCAATGCATGATGGAACTAGTACATCTACTGTGCATTACCCATTTATTTCAATTGGAAGCACAGCAGGTATTGGAACATTTACTGCTAGTTTCTCAGGTTCTAATTTAACTTAAGATTTAATCCTGATAGTGGATTTAGTGATGTAGAAGTGCAAGCATATAGTGAAGTATTCTACAGAGATATTGACATATTCAATGTTCCTCCAGATTTAACATTTGGTAGAGTCGTAGAATCTGTAAAAGTAAGACAATACAATGCAGTTAATGGTGATAGAGCAAATAAGAAAGAGTTTGAATTAAAGTCTAATAATGTACCTATTTTCTCGAAACAGTTTAGACCAACTGATACATCAACACTAAATGCAGCAACTGGTGTCTTTACAATCACGGATCACTTCTTTAGAACTGCAGAAAAATTAAAGTATACACCTAAGAGTTCATTTGTTGGTGTTGGCTGCAACAGCAATGACAACTGCACATAATACAAATGTTCCTACAGATGTATTTGCGATTAGACTTACAAAAGATACATTTAAATTAGCAACTAGCAAGTCAAATGCTAATGCTGGAACAGGTGTTACTTTTGTATCATTAGGATCTGGTAATATTCATCAGTTAGAGATGACTAAGAAACTTGAGAAAACTGTTATTGATATTGATGGTTTAATTCAATCACCAATAGCATTTACACCAGTTAATACTACAGTTTCAAATAATGTTGGAGGAAATATATCATCAACCTCAACTATCTTTAGTGTTGCAGGTATTTCTTCATTATCAGAGGGAGATATTCTTGAAGTTGGAACTGAATTAATGAAGATAACATCTGTTGGTGTTGGTACAACATCAGTTGGCCCAATATCAGGTGGTGGTGCAATTAATTTAGTTGGTGTTGAAAGAGGATCATTGGGTAGCACTGCAGCAACACACTCAGATAGTGATGCAATTAGAAAGTTTACAGGATCATTTAATATTGTGGATAGTAAAGTATTCTTTACAGATGCTCCAAAAGGAACAAATAATGTAAGTCGAAATGCATCTAACTTAGGAGTTCCCAAGATCAGAATTTAATGGAAGAGTATATCTAAGAAATGATTATTCAAATAATAGAATCTTTGATGATATTTCTGATGGATTTACTGGAATAGGTGCAACACATAACATGAGTGTCAGTGGTGTGAATACAACAGGTATTCAAACTGGTAGTACTGTAGTTTTATTAAATGGAATATTCCAAAAACCAACTACAGCAAATAATAGTGGAAACAATTATGATTTTGTTGGTGTAGGAACAACCGCTACAAATATTTTATTCACTGGAATTAGTTCAACAAGTGGAGAAAAAATTCTTAGTCAGGCATGATGTTAATTTAAATCAATTACCAAGAGGTGGAGTAATTGTATCATTAGGATCAACAGGTGGTGAAGGTATTGCACCATTAGTAGGGTGCTGCTGTAACTGCAGTTAAGAATGATAATGGTCAGATAACTGGTGTTGGAATTGGAACAACTGATGTTCATGGATCTGGTTATAGAGGAACAGTTGCGATTGGTATTACTGATATTGCGTATGAACATGTATTTGCAAGTTCTGGTATTGGATCAATTAAAACTCAAGCAGGTGCTGCAAATATATTCAATGGTACTTCTAAAACTGCTACAAATGCAGTTTACACATCTCATACTGGATTCTTAGAACTTACCATTGCAGGTCATGGTTTATCAGTCGGTAATCATGTTGGTATTGATACTGGTGGTATTGTATTCAGATGCTCTAAAGATAATTTCTCTAGTTTACATCCATATCCAAGATCTGGAGTAACACCAAGTTCTTCTACTGGTGATCCAATTGTTGGTAGTTGCAACTGTTATTAGATCAGGTTACAACTAATACGAATCACTGTCTTTGTAGGACAAGGTGGTGGAGGAGGAAATGGAGCAAGTATAACCGCTACAGTTGGTGCTGGTGGAACATTGGCCTTTACTGTTGCCGGTGCAGGTGTATCTTATACAAATCCAAGATTAAATATTCCAGATCCTTCTTATGAGGGTCTTGAAGTTACTGGTATATCTCGTCTTGGTATTGGTGCAACTACAGATACTGGTCAGGGATTAAAAGTCACAGTAGATGTGAGTGCAAATGCAACTACAGGAATAGGTTCAACATTATTCACAGTATCATCATTTAAGATTGCTAGAAATGGTTTTGGATTTAAGAAAGGAGATAAAATTAAACCAGTAGGATTAGTTACTGCTCGTGGTGCTGTTCTCACTGATTTTGAATTGACAGTTAATGAAATATTCACAGATGAATTTGCATCATGGGACTTTGGTGAGTTTGATTATACTGACCCAATTACAACTTTACAGGATGGAGTTCGTACTCGTTTCCCAATACGACTTAATTCACAACTATTGAGTTTTGAAATAGACAGAAATAGTGCAGATTCTTCATTAATAGACATGAAAAATCTATTATTGATATTTGTAAATGGTGTTATTCAACATCCCGGTGTTGACTATGACTTTGAAGGTGGAACAACATTTAACTTTACTTCACCTCCAGATGCTGGTGATGATGTCGCAATTTTCTTCTATAAAGGAACATCTGGTGTTGATACTATAGTGGTTGATGTTGTTGAAAGTGTTAAGACTGGAGATGTGGTTGATATTACAAGCAATAATGCAATATCTGGTACAATTGCACAATCAAGTCGAACAATTGTTGGTATTACAACATCAGATACTTTTGAAACTGAAATCTATACTGGTGTCGGTATTGATGAAGTTAACTTCAAACCACTTAATTGGACTAAACAAAAAGTTGATAAGGTGATTGGTGGTAATATTATATCCAAAGCAAGAGATTCAATTGAACCTTTAATTTATCCAACTGCAAGATTGATAGGAGATTTAGGGTACAGGTACTGCAGAAGGAACTAGTATATTTGTCGATGATGCAAAATTCTTCGATTATGAAGAAGATAATTCTGCAACTAGTTTCCAAATTAATGATATTGGTGTATTAGTCGTGAATGATATATCACCAGTTGCTGCAGCATTAACTGCAACAGTTTCAAATACTGGTCAAGTTACTGCAATTACTGTTGTCAAGTGGTGGTAGTGGTTATGTGGGATCGACAACAAGTATTTCAATAGCAGCACCAGTTGGAGTGGCCGCAACTCAATTTGCAGTTGCAGGAGTTTCAACATTTGCAGTTGCAACTGGAAACATTACAAATGGATCTATTGCATCAGTAACAATGAATAATGTTGGATTTGGTTACACAAATACAAATGTTCCTGAAGTTTTAGCACCAACTCCAGATGTAATAAAAGAAAGTATTACTAATATTAAAAATGTACAAGGATTCTCAGGTATTGTCACTGCAATTGAAACAGTTACTGTAGGTGTTTCAACTCTTGGATTGAGAATTGGATTACAAAAAGCATCAGGTAACTTTAATGATTTAGTTGCTGGATATCCAATATACATATTTGATACTCATGTAGGTAATGGAGTAACTTCATTAAATACTAGTGGTGCAAATGCAGATACTGTTGGAATTGGAACTTCTTTTGCAGATAATGTATACATGATTCAAGTCAATTACTAAAAATGCAACTGTTGCTGAAATTTTAGTTAATGTTCATTCGGGTGTGAAATACAACTGGATTGGGTGTGACTGTTGGTATTAACAGTGGAGTAAATGGTCGATTCTCATGGGGAAGACTATTTAATGCAGGTGGAGGAGGTGTATTTAATAGAGCAAATCCAGTTGCTATCGGTGTTACCGGTAATACGGTAGGGTCTTACAACTGGTGTTGGAATAGGTACTTTCCCAACATTGCAACGAAGAGTTTTTGGTCTTCGTGACACTGGTGCACTCCGCAAAAACTTAACATGATAAAAACTAGTATAAATATAGGAAAAAAGCAATAAAATGCCAGCAGTTGTAACAGATCAGTTTAGAATATTAAATGCAAGTAACTTTGTTGATACAGTTACAGGGGTAGGAGGTACTGATCCATCTAGTTCATTTTATGTGTCAGTTAGTTTACCAAATCCTACAGTTGTTGGCTTTGGTAGAACATCCACATGGGATACAGCAACTCCAAACCCAGTAGATAATATTAATAGTGTCAATCATATTGGCGATACCAGTTTATTTGGAAAAAGAGTAATTGGTAAGAATGTGAGAAGATTAGTTCGTAGAGTTAATTGGACACAGGGAACAAGATATGAAATGTATCGTCATGATTATAGTGTAAGTTCACCATCTCCAATTACACAGTCATCTCGTTTATATGATGCCAGATACTATGTAATGAATGAGAACTTTAATGTTTATGTTTGTATAGACAATGGTTCTTCAGGTATCAACACAACAGGTAATGCATCTCAGGATGTACCGACATTTACAGACTTAGAACCATCTAAAGCTGGTGAGAGTGGTGATGGATATATTTGGAAATACTTATTTACAGTTTCACCAAGTGATATTATAAAGTTTGACTCAACTGACTTTATTGCAGTTCCAAATGAATGGACGACTACAAATGATGCTTCAATTCAATCTGTAAGAGAGAATGGAGATTCTGATACAAACAATAACCAAATTAAGAAAGTCTATATTGACAATCAAGGTGAAGGATACTCTGGTGGACTAGGACAAGAGTTTAGTATTCTTGGGGATGGTACTGGTGGTAAAGTCGTAGTTGATGTTGTAAGTGGTAAAATAACAAATGCAGTTGTATCTTCTGGTGGTAAAGGTTATAGTTATGGATTAGTTGACTTAGGTTCAATTAATGCAAATGCCTCAACAAAAGCAAAACTAATACCAATTATTCCTCCATCAAAGGGACATGGACATAATGTATATGAAGAACTAGGAACTGATCGTGTATTAGTATACGCAAGGTTTGGTGGAGATAATAAAGATTTCCCACTAACTACTAAATTTGCTCAAGTTGAGTTGGTTAAAAATCCAACATCAATCGGAACTACATCAATTTACTTTGGTGATTCTTATTCATCATTAAGTGCATTTAAATTCACATCAACAAATGGTACAACACCATCAATTGGTGAAAAAATTACTCAAACTTTGGGAAGTGGACTTAAAGCAGTTGGTTATGTTGCATCATTTGATGCAGAAACAAAGGTGATGAAATACATTCAAGATAGATCATTATATTTTGGAAACTCAACTGATCAGACAGATTATGTTGGTATTTCAACTGCAGGTCAAGTTCTTGGATTTGAATCATCAACAAACCAAGTTTCAGGGCCAAGTGGATTTAGTGGATCAATTGAAACTACATTCAGTCTTGGTATTACCACAGTAAGTTCAAAGAATGTAGGACTCGGAGTGACTTTCACAAATGGTCTTGCTACACCTGAGATAAATAAAGGGTCGGGTGATGTAATTTACATTGACAATAGAGCGACTATTACTAGGAACTCAAGACAAAAAGAAGATGTTAAAATCATTCTGGAATTCTAAAAAATGCCACAGAAAACTAATTTAAATATAAATCCATATTACGACGATTTTTCAAAGGATAGTAACTTTTATAAGGTATTATTTAATCCGGGTAAAGCCTGTTCAGGCAAGGGAATTAACAACTTTACAATCTATCTTACAAGATCAGATTGAATCGTTCGGTAGTCATATGTTCAAAGAGGGATCAATGGTGATTCCCGGAAATAGTCAATATGATTCAGAATATTTTTCGATAAAGTTAAATTCTAATCATTTAGGTATTCCAGTATCATTATATGTTGACCAATTAAAAGGAAAAATATTAGAAGGACAAAGCACTGGTATCAAAATATTAATTGATGATTATTCATTACCAAATGATGCTACAGGAATTACAGATTTAACATTTTTTGTAAAATATCTTGATGCAGGAAACGATAATACCTCAAAATTTTTAGAAGATGGTGAAAATCTTTTAATACAAGAGTCTCTTGTATATGGAAATACTTTAATTAATTCAGGAGATACTGTAGCAACTTTAGTTGACATAGGCGCATCAGCAACTGGATGTAGAGTTTCTATTGCCGATGGAGTTTTCTTTATTCGTGGACATTTTGTAAATGTATCAGCTGATAAGTTAGTTCTTGACCCTTATACAAATACACCATCATACAGAGTTGGATTATTCATCGAAGAACAATTAGTAACTGCAAATGATGATGATTCTCTCTATGATAATGCAAGAGGATTCTCAAACTTTGCGGCTCCGGGTGCAGATCGTTTAAAAATATCTACAACTTTATCAAAAAAAGGTCTAACAGACTACAATGATAAGAATTTTATTGAAATCATGCGTCTTGATGACGGTGAATTAAAGAAAGTTCAAAATAAAACACAATATAATTTAATTAAAGATTACTTTGCAAAGAGAACATACGAAGAATCTGGTAACTATTCAGTTGGAAACTTCAAAATAGAACCTGCTGAATCCTTAAATGATGGTATATCAAATGAAGGTGTATTTAATTCAGGAGAAAATACTGACCAAGGTGCAACACCGACTGATGATTTATTTGCACTAAAAGTATCTCCCGGAAAGGCATATGTAAGAGGATATGATATTGAGAGACCTGTAAGTACAATATTAGATATTGAAAAACCAAGAGATAAGAAAGAAATAGAATTATCTTCTGTACCATTTAAGTTTGGAAATAAATTTCCAAATTAACAATGTAATGGTACACCAAAGTTAGGAATTAATATTGATAATACAATATCATTAAGAAATCAAAGAAAAGACAACTGCGAATGCAACTTTTAGCCAGTGGAACAGAAGATAGGATCCGCAAAGATTTATGCATTTGAGAATACTGATGCTGCATATTCTGGTGCGTCTACTAAATTTGATCTTTATCTTTTTGATGTTCAGACATTTACAAGTCTAGTTTTAAATACTGCAGTATCAAGCACAGAATTACCAGATACTGCATTCGTAGAGGGTCTAAGTAGTGGTGCTTCTGGTTTTGCAACATCTGCTGGTGGTAACAGTGCAACTATTACATTAAGTGATACTTCAGGAACATTTATTGTAGGAGAACAGATACAAATTAATGGTCTTACTACAGTTTCTCGAAGTATTAAAACAGTCACAGCACATAGACTTGAGGATATTAAATCAGTTTATCGGAATACAAATGGGTTATTTGCAGGATTTGGATATGATTTTAGTGCAGATTTAGTTTTAAAGTCAACACCAATTAGAGAATTATCTCCTTCAGATGAAATAAACATCAGTGGTTCAAATGTATTAACTTGTGCTGGCAAAACATTTGGATCGCTAAAAGTTGGTGATCATATAACTTATAGCAAAACCACTGATACAGACCCTAGAATACATCGAATTACTGCGATAAGTGCAGATTTAAAATCACTTCACACTAGCAGCAACTACAGCAGTAAGTGGAGTCAATGTAGCAACTTTAGGTGCTGATACTCCAACAGGTGTCCGTAAAGCAATACCAGTAATACAAGATGAAGGAAATGGATTATTTGCACAACTTGAGAATAAAAATGTTTCAGATGTATCACTAACTAACTCAGATTTATCAGTCAAAACACAAATTACAGGTGTGGCCATTGGTGCGACTGGTGTATTCACTGCAAATATTACTGATACTGGTGTTGCATCAAATGCAATATTTGAGACTTTTGATGAAGATAGATATTCAGTTCATGGAAAGGCAGGTGATATTGCACCTTTAACATCCGATCAAGTTACAATATCAAATAATGGTCAGACATTAACAATTCAAGGATTAACTGGATCTAATTTTGTAGGAGCAGGAGCAACCAATGTTGCTGTGAATGCAACTGTTCGTAAGAATGATATTAAGATTAAACAAAAATCATTTGATAGAAGTAAAAAAATAAATGTAACTTTAACAAATTCTGGAATATCAACAGCAAATGGTCTTACAGAAAATACAACAGCATTTGGATTAAGAGTTGAAGATAAGGTTATATCACTCAATATTCCTGATGTTGTGAATGTTGTTGGTGTTTTTGAATCTCTTACAACAATCAACCCTGTTTTAGATCGTCTTGTATTTGTAAGTGGATTGGCACTTAATACAGCGTCAGTATTAGGGGAGAAAATAATTGGATCAACAAGTGGTGCGATTGCACAGATTACTGATCGTGTTTCTGCAACAATTGTGGAGATCGCATATTTAACTCAAAATAAATTTAGAGTTGGAGAAACAGTTACATTTGAAGAATCAAATATTATTACAAACTTACAAGGAATTACAGAAGGATCTTACTTAGATGTAACCTCAAGTTATACACTAGATAAAGGCCAAAGACAGAGTTTCTATGACTATTCAAGAATCGTAAGAAATGCTGGTGAAAGAGTTCCAAATCGTAGACTTACAGTTGTCGTTAATCATTACAGTGTACCATCAAATGATACTGGTGATGTTTATACAGTTGGATCTTATGATGAAGAAAGATATTCAAAAGATATTCCAATATTAGGTAATGGTATTAGGGCCACTGATACTTTAGATTTCAGACCAAGAGTTGCAGAGTTTACTGCTACAACTTCATCACCATTTGATTTTACAAACAGAAACTTCTCATCTGCAGGTGTCAATCCGACATTAGTTGTTACTCCAAATGAGGCATCAAAGATTGGTTATAGTTTCTATCTTCCAAGAACTGATAAGTTAATACTTGATCCATCTGCTAATATTAATCAAGCATATACTAAAGGTGAATTTCAAATAATAAAAGGTATTTCATCAGAAAATTCTGTGACTCCTGAAGATATTGAAACAGGTATGACAGTCGCAACGATTGAAATGCCAGCATACTTATATGATGTAGATGATGTTGTAATTACAGTAGTTGATAATCGTAGATTTACCATGAGAGATATTGGTAAAATTGAAGATAGAGTTTCTAACTTAGAAGAAATAACATCATTAAGTTTATTGGAACTTGATACAAAAACATTCCAAGTTCAAGATGCTGATGGACTATCAAGATTTAAGTCTGGATTCTTCGTAGATGACTTTAAAAATAATTCATTATTTGATTTAGCAAACCCTGATTGCAAATCAGATGTTGATTCTGCAAAAGAAGAGTTGATTGTACCAACTGATTTTTACTCAGTTAAACCAGAATTAGCCTTAGATCCATCAATTGACTCAACAACTGCTGATTTTTCTTCAGATTTAACTTTATTAGACTCAGGAGTTAAAAAGACTGGTGATCTAATTACACTAGATTATGAAGAAGATATACTATTAAATCAACCATTAGCATCAAGAGTTGAAAATGTAAACCCATTTGCTCAGATTGTATTTAAGGGTGGTGTGGTGCTAAATCCAAGTGCAGATACATGGACAAGAAATATAATATTAAGTGATGGAACAAGAACTGTATTTGGTGATAGAGCAGACACATTCACATCACAAGTTCTTGTAAGTAGTGAACCAGATACACATATTCGTTCACGAAATGTTGGATTTAATGCATCAAGTATCAAATCAAATACAAGATTTTATCCTTTCTTCGATAGTTCAAGTGGATTAGATATTATTCCTAAACTAATTGAAATTACAATGAATTCTGGTGTATTCCAGATTAATGAAACTGTAGAAGGTTTTGAGGGCACAAATAGATTAATTTCATTTAGAACATGCCAACCAAATCATAAAGCAGGTAGTATATCAGCACCGTCATCAACTTTTGGATCAAATCCTTATAATACATCAGTAACTTTAGCGACTACTTATTCTGCATCATCAACAATTGTTAATGTGGATATTGCATCTTTAACTGAAGAAGCACAAGGTAGATTCTTTGGTTATATTAAAAATGGAATCAAGTTGGTTGGTAAAACAAGTGGTGCAACCGCAACCGTATCAAACATAAGATTAATTTCTGATAATGTAGGTAGTTTGCAAGGATCATTCTTCTTTAGAGATCCATTATCAACACCTGTTCCATCAGTAAGATTTAAGAATGGTGAGAAAACATTTAGAATAACTTCAAGTAGCACAAACGCTCTTGCAGACATCGGAGCACCTTCAATAAGTTCAGCAGATGCTACTTATAGAACAAGTGGTGTTGTAGATACTCTAAGGCAGACAGAAGTTGTTATAAGAAATCTTCCAGCTCCTCCACCTCCTGTAATTATTACAAATACAATTATAAGAACAGTATTTGTAGATAATGGTGATCCGTTAGCACAATCATTTACAGTTGATGAGACAGGATGTTTCCTAACATCTGTTGATATCTTTATGAGATCAAAAGATGTCAAAGAGCAATTGACTGTTCAAGTCAGAACTATGGAATTAGGAACTCCAACTTTAATTCAGGTTCAAGAATTTGCTCAAGTTGTATTAGATCCTTCTCAAGTTAATATATCTGAGGATGCATCATTAGCAACTAATGTTAAATTCCCATCACCTCTATTCTTAGAAGGTGGAAAGGAATATTGTATTGTATTATTAGCACCAACTTCAAATAGTTATGAGGCATGGATTTCAAGAATGGGAGATCCTACGATCGAAACACAAGCATTACCAGATTCTGAAAGTGTAATTGTATCTCAACAGTATATTGGTGGTAGTTTATTCAAATCTCAGAATGGTAGTATTTGGACACCTAGTCAGTTTGAGGATATGAAGATCAAATTGAATAAGGCTAAGTTTACTACAACTGACGCAACAGCATTCTTCTATAATCCAGAATTAAATTATGAGAGTCAGTTAGTTCCTGATCTTCTTAATAATGCTGTTAAAGCATATCCAAGAAAACTTAAACTTGGTATTACAAAAACAACTACAAGTGCTACAGTTAATAGTTTAGTATCTGGAGTTAAAATTTCTGAAGGTAGTGCATCTGCCACTGCACCAATGGGAACTCTTGAAAGAGTCGGATCTGAAATCGCAACATCTAATAATGCATTGACTGTTTCACGAGTAGGTGCTGGATATTCAGATGGAGTTTATACGAATGTTAATTTATTTGCAATCACCGGTGCTGGATCGAGTGCGACTGGTATTGTAACAGTTACCAGTGGAGTTCCAAGTGCAGTATCAATCACATCTAGTAAAAAAGGACATGGGTATTCAAAAGGAGACCTTGTTGGACTTACAACTGCAGATATGGTTTCTGGTGGTGGTGCACAAATTAGTATTGATGCTATAACTGGAGTAGATACACTATATCTAACTAATGTACAAGGAGAAAATTACACACTTGGACAAGATTTAGTTATTAATGGTGCTGTACCACAATCAGGTGCTGTAGATATTACAAGTAATACAGTGGTAAGTGATCTATTTACTGGTAATGTACTTGAAGTATCTCAGTATGGTCATGGTATGTCTGCTGGAAATAATAAAGTTGAGATATCAAATGTTTCACCAACAACCGAACCTGCACCTTTAACTGCTGAACTTGGTTTAACTGATAACTTCATTGTAGTCGGTGCTGCAAATACTAGTAAATTTGCAACATTTGAGGGTATTACAACTTCAAGAGGATATGTACAGGTAAATAACGAAATTATAAGATACGATTCAATTGGAATTACATCAATCGGAATTGCAGAAAGAGGAATCAATGGATCAGCAATTCGTGAGCATGCTATTGGAAGTCTATCATTCAGTTATCAGTTTAATGGTTTATCATTGACTGGTATTAACACTACTCATGATATGCCAAGTTCTGCCTTACTTGCAAGTAAGAAAGATATTGATAATTACTATATTGAAGTTCCAAGAGGATCTGGTAGAACAGGATTGCCTGATTTATCAGCAAATGATATCATGGCATCTTTCACTGATGAAAGATCTGGTGGTGGAACTGAAATACATGCATCTAAGAATATACAATTCAATAGTGTATTCCCAAGATTCAACACCCTCCAGCCAGGAAAGACGACTTTAAGTTCTCAAATCAGAACTGTAAGTGGAACCAGTGCTGGTGGTTCTGAGATTTCATTCTTAGATCAAGGTTATGAGAGCATTGAATTGAATAAGATTAATCCATTGACATCTACAAGATTAGTTGCTTCTCCTGTCAATGAGACAGCGAGATTGACAGATTTACCAAAAAATAGATCAACCACATTATCAATGAGATTTACAACAACTGATGAAAATCTATCACCTGTTGTAGATACTATGAATGGTTCTCTTATCTTTGGTAGGAGCAGGTTAAATAAACCTGTATCAGATTATGCAAATGATGAAAGGGTCAACCTAAATGTTGGTGATCCACATTCGGGAATATATATTTCCAACCGTGTGGACTTAAAGCAACCAGCGACATCAATTAAAGTTTTAATTAGTTCTGATAGAAAGACATCTGCTGATTTCAGAACACTGTTTAAGTTATTCAGACCCGATTCGGAAGGTATTGAGCAATCATATGAATTGTTCCCCGGATTCGATAACTTAACAGACACAGATGGTGATGGATTTGGAGATTTGGTAGTTGACGCATCTAAGAATACTGGTCGTGCAGATTCTAAGGTTCCAGCTAGCACAAGTGGTGAGTTTGTAGATTATCAGTTTACTGCTGATGATTTAACTGAGTTCACTGGATTCCAAATTAAAATCGTATTTAACGGAACCAATGAAGCAGAAGCACCTAAGTTCAAAGATCTTAGAGTAATTGCTTTAGCATGATTCCAGTAGAAGGACATAAACATCTCTATCGAGATGAAAAATCAGGTGCAATTATAAATTGTGATAACACAGGATATAATATGTACATGAGATCAAAAATCAAAAAACAGTCTCAACAAGATCGTCTTGATGAGATGAGAGATGAAATTGATCTACTAAAATCACTACTTAGTGAATTAGTTAATAAGCAGTCCTAATACTCGGAATATATCAAATATAAATATAACATAGATCATCATATTATTGAATAGATGGCAGCAGTATATGTCAGTAACCTTGTAATTAATACAGGTTCAACATTCCAACAACAATTTGAATTAGAGAATGTATCTTCTAATTCTGCCTTAGATATCGCTGGATTCACTATCTCATCACAAATGAGAAAGCATGCAGGGAGTACAGGCATTGCGGGTACATTTACAGCATCTGTAGCAGATGCATCACTAGGAAAAATACAGATTGGGTTGACAAGTACTACAACTGCTTCAATTAAACCCGGCCGATATGTCTATGATGTAGTCGTGTCCGATAGTGCAGGTGAAGTCACACGAGTTGTGGAAGGATCCGTTTTAGTAAGGCAAGGAGTCACACGCTAATGGCAAACATAAAAGTCAGAGTAGGACAACAGAACGCTGTAAAAGTTGTTTCTTCACTAGCAGGTAATGTTAGTGGAACCCTAGCGGGTTTGTCTGATGTGGAAGTAACCGACCCACAAAACGGAATGGTTCTTGTTTATGATGCAACAACAGCAAAATTTACAGCAACTCTTGAGTTAACACCGGGAGCAACACAGAATTTGGACATTAACGGAGGAAGTTTTTAAATGGCCAGCATTATACGAGTAAAAAGATCGACGGGTGCAACTGCTCCTTCGAGTCTTAATTTCGGTGAACTTGGTTTAACCATCGGAGCTGGAACACAAGCGAATAAAGGTGAAAGACTATTTGTCGGTGACAACGCAGGTAATGTGGATGTCGTTGGTGGTAGATATTTCACAGACTTAATGGCACATGGGCCAGGATTGGTTGCCAGTCAATCAAACCCAACTACAGCGTCCAACGGATTTGTTGCGATATTAGATCAGAATAGAAAAGTTGACCAGTGGAATGTAGATAACTTAACACTTGATTTAAATACATTATCCTCATCTAATACTGATGGAGATATAACCATTGATCCAAATGGATCAGGTGAAGTTGTTATTCCTGATGATACTTTCTTGACATTTGGTACAAGTAAGGATTCAAAAATTGAATATGATGAAAATGGTACAGATCAATTAAATATAACTGGTGCTGATGTAAGAATTAATATTGCAACTCAATCAAATAGTAAGGATACAGGTTCAATATTTACAGAGGGTGGATTAGGTGTAGAGAAGAATGTTAATATTGGTGGAAACTTAAATGTAACTGGTATTTCAACTTTTGGTGGCAAACTTGCAATCACAGGTGGAATTGAAGTTGATAATATTGGTATTTCATCCAATATAATTGCAACAAGAGCAGGTGGTGGAAATCAACTATTCATTGACCCGTATCCAGATGGATTAAGTAATGAAGGTACAGTTATCATCAAAGGTGACTTACAAGTTGATGGAACGACAACTACTGTTAACTCCACAACTGCAACTCTAAATGATGCAATCATGAAGGTTGGTGATGTTACTAGTATCAGAACTGTAATGACAACAGTTGGATCTGGATCATCTACAATTGTAATAGATTCTGTAGTTGGTGTTAACACAGGTGATGTTGTTACAGGAAGTTCAAGTATTCCAAGTAACAGTTCAGTTCATTCATATATTCCTCCAGCTGGTGGAGTTGGTCTTGGTACAATCTTTATTAGTAATAATACAACTGCAGGTATTGTAACAACAACTCAGTTGACTGTTACTCATGCATATGATACAAACACAGATCGTGGTATTTCATTCAACTATAATACTGCTGCTGGTACTGCCAACACTAAAATAGGTTTCTTTGGATATAATGACGGAACTGGTGAAAACAGTTCTGCACCAGCAAGAAGTTTCACATACATCCCTGATGCAACAGTTACAAATGAAGTTGTAACAGGTACAAGAGGTAATTTAGATATCAAAGGTATCTACTATCAGTCTGGCGACTTTGCAACTCATGGTATTGTATACTTTGATAATGCTGGTTTACAGAACTCAACCACTGCTCCAAGTGCAGCAACAATTACTTCAACTCAGTTATTAACTGCTGTTACAGAGATTGCAATTACATTAGGTAGTTCTCAAGCAGTAACTGCTGGTGATTTAGTTACCCAAGCAGGTGGTGGAACACAGCAAGGTGTTGTAAAGACATCATCATCTGGAACCACTGTTACATTGATTGGTGTAACTGGAACATTTAACACTTCTGCTGATCTTATATTGAACGGTGCTGGTACTGGAAAAACACCTTCTGCTGTCTCGACTACATACACTAGCAAACCCATGTGGACAACAACGATCGACGGGGGAACTTTCTAGCCTAAACAATGACAAACTCTAATAATGATGTTGATGTAAACACTTTGATTAAAATTTATAATCAAAAGATTTCTACATTAACTAACCAAAATATTCTTTTGGAAGCGAAATTGACAACTGTAATGACAGACTTTAATGATGAGAAAACTCAATTGGCAGCAGAAGCACTTGAGTGGCAAACTAAGTATGAAAACCTAGCATCTGAGGTAGAAGCAGAATAATGGCACAACCATCATCAAGACAAGGATTAATTGACTACGGACTTAGGCAACTAGGTGCTCCCGTGCTGGAAATTAATATTGATGATGATCAGATTGATGACTTGTTGGATGATTCGATACAAGTCTTTAATGAAAGACATTTTGATGGTGTTGAGGAAATGTTTCTCAAACACGAGTTTACTCAAGATGAAATTGATAGAGGTAAGGCCACATCTGAAACAGATGCTACTACAACTGCAGGTATTGTAACAACAACAGGTACTTCTACCACAATAAGTGGATATGGTACTACTACATCAAGTTTTGTCGAGAACTCAAACTTTATTCAGATTCCAGATTCTGTAATTGGAATTGAAAAAATATTTAAGTTTGATAGTAGTTCAATATCTGGTGGTATGTTCAGTATTAAATATCAGTTATTTTTGAATGACTTGTATTATTTCAACTCAGTTGAACTTATGCAGTATTCAATGACAAAATCATATCTTGAAGATATTGATTTTTTACTTACACCAGAAAAACAAATAAGATTTAATAAAAAACAAAATCGTTTATATCTTGACATGGATTATAACTCCATAAATGCTGGTGATTTTATAGTTATTGACTGCCAAAGAATTTTAGATCCAAATACTTTTACAAAGGTTTACAATGATCCATTTTTAAAGATGTATTTTACTGCATTACTAAAAAGACAGTGGGGTCAGAATTTAATTAAGTTTAGAGGAGTTAAACTTCCGGGTGGATTGGAGTTAAACGGAAGAGAAATATATGACGATGGCCAAAGAGAATTAGATGCAATCAAACAGAAGATGCAACTCGAATACGAGTTACCTCCTCTTGACTTTATCGGGTAGAATGTATGGCACTCAATCCCTTTTTTCTACAAGGATCTCCCGGTGAACAGAGATTAATACAAAATCTCATAAATGAGCAACTGCAAATTTATGGGGTGGAGATTACTTATATTCCGAGAAAATTTGTAAACAAAACATCAATTATAGAAGAGGTACAATCATCTAAATTTGATGATAATTTTTTATTGGAAGCATATGTGAATACATATGAGGGATATTCAGGTGCTGGTGATATTATGACGAAGTTTGGTGTAAGTTTGAAGGATGAGGTTACACTTACAATATCGCAAGAAAGATTTACAGATTTTATTGCTCCATTTTTAGATCCATCTGATTATGAATTGGGATCAAGACCAAGAGAGGGTGATTTAATATTCTTCCCATTAGGATCAAGATTATTTGAAGTTAAGTTTGTAGAACATGAACAACCTTTCTATCAGTTAGGTAAGAACTATGTTTATCAACTTCAATGTGAACTCTTTGAATATGAGGATGAGGTTATTGATACTGGTTTAGATATAATTGATTCTGAGGTTGAAGATCAAGGATTTATTACAACACTCAATCTTGTTGGGTCAGGTGCAACAGCGACTGCATCTGCAACTCTTGCACCTGCTCAATCAGGATATCTAAATTCACTCACAATACTTAATGATGGATCTGGTTATACATCATTACCAACAGTATTCATTTCAACTTCAAGATCTGCAACAGGTGTAAACGCATCTGCTGTTGCAATCACAACTGAAAGGAATGGTGTCTTCTCAATTAAAGAACTTGTACTAACAAACGCAGGTGCTGGATATACCGTTGCACCTGATATTAGTATTATTGGTGGTGGTGGAAGTGGAGCAATCGCAACTTGTGGATTGACAACATCTGGAAGAGGTGTGATATCATATACGATTACTGCAGAAGGATCAGGATATACTACACAACCAACTGTCACCATTGCAGGGCCTAGCGGTGCTGGAACGACTGCAACTGCATCAGTGGTGGTTGATGTCGGAAATGCGAAAGTATCGTCTATAAGACCCGTTAACCCCGGAGTTGGATATACAGTTGCACCAGCAGTTACAATCGGAGATCCAAATATTATTACTGGTCGTGGTAATTACTTACTTAATGATCTTATTGTTGGTCAGACATCACATACAGAAGCAAGAGTCAAATCATGGGATGCAGATACTAAGGTTCTTAAGATTTCTAATGTTGGAATTGGATCAACAGTGAATGGATTTATTCCGGGTGAAGAAGTTAGAATTCAAATTGGCATCGATGCCGGAACAGGACATAGATCATATAAAACAATTTTTGTCCCTTCTAGTGATAAAACAACAGTAATTGGTATATCTACCACAGTATTGACAGGTGTTAACACCACCGGTTTAACAGTTGGTGCTGCAGTATCAGCGATTGATAATGTCATTGGACTTGGGGTTACAATAATAGGAATTGGAAATAGTCAAATAACCATTGCCGATCCATCTATAAACACTGGTGTAACAACTACATCAATATCCATAGGTACAACATCATTTGTTGCATACAATGTTCGCCAATATCAACAGGAAGATATATACGATGCATACAGTGATAATGATGAATTTGAACTTGAGGCAGATAACATCATTGATTTTGCAGAAACTAACCCATTTGGTACATATTAATGTTAGGCACTTATTTTTATCACGAAATACTTAGAAAGACGGTTATATCGTTTGGAACATTGTTCAATGATATTCATATACGTCATAAGGATAATACTGGTAAATCAATTAGCGATATGAAAGTTGCTTTGGCATACGGCCCAATGCAAAAGTTTTTAGCAAGAATTGAACAACAACCTGATTTAAATCGTGCAACTCAAATTACATTACCTAGAATGTCTTTTGAGATGACAAACATTGCTTATGATGCAACAAGAAAATCATCAATTACACAAACATTCAAAGCATCTGATGGAACAAATTTAAGAAAAGTTTTCATGCCAGTTCCATATAATATTGGTTTTGAATTAAATGTCTTAGTTAAACTAAACGATGATGGACTTCAGATAGTTGAACAAATACTACCATTCTTTCAACCATCTTTTAATTTAACTGTAGACTTAGTAAGTGTCATTGGAGAGAAAAGAGATATTAGTGTTGTATTAGATAATATATCATTCAAGATGATTACGAAGGAGATTTTGCAACAAGAAGAGCATTAATATACACACTCAGTTTTACTGCTAAAACTTATCTATTCGGCCCTGTTGCTGATACTCCTGAAGGACTTATTAAGAAGGTTCAGTTGGATTATCACACTAACATGGATCGTGAGAATAAGAGAAGAGAACTTCGTTATGTTGCTACACCAAAAGCAGTTAAAGATTATGATGGTGCGAATACAGAAGTTCTAACATTTAACATCTCAGCAACAGCAGTTAGAATAACAGTAAATGATACATCCAACTTCTCTGTTGGAGATCGTATTGTAATTGATAGTGAGGTAATGCAGGTGAAAGAAAAACCTGATGCAACCTACTTTGGTCGTTAAAAGAGGATTTGATAGAACACTTAAAGTCGAGCATCTTGAACAGGCAAAGGTTAATAAATTAACTACAGCAGATGATAATCTTATAGATATTGGTGACGATTTTGGATTTAGTGAATCTTCCAGTATCTTTACTGATTCATTACAATTCAATCCTGCAACAAGGACAGACTCATAATGAACACTAATTTTGGTGATATTGAAAAATCTTTAAATGTTGAAACATCGATTATAAAAAAAGATGAATCAAAACCTGATTTACCTAATGTTGCTTTAAAAAAGAATGATGTTGAGAAAGATTATAAGTATACAAGAGGTCAATTATATTCTCTAATTGAAAAGGGACAAGAAGCAATCAATGGTATTATGGAAGTTGCTGGTGAAAGTGCAAGTCCAAGAGCATATGAAGTTGCAGGACAGTTAATTAAATCAGTTGCAGATAGTACAGATAAGTTGATGGATCTTCAGAAGAAGATGAAAGATATAGATGAAGAGGGTACTAAAACACAAAATAATGTCACGAATAATGCCTTATTTGTTGGATCTACAAGCGAGTTGTCAAAATTACTAAAACAAGGTATTCTAAATAATAATGACTCAGAAACTACTGAATAATGAAATCCTGTAAAAAAGGATATTACTATTGCAACACTGATCAGAAGTGTAAACCAATTCCCGAAGGATCTATTCGTTCGTGATGATGGTTTCCTTATGAAAGAAACTTTAGATAAAAAAGATAAACCATTTATAAAACATTTGGTTAAAAAACTAAAGAGTGGTTCTAAAACACATGCAAAACAAGCAGATGATTTAGAAAAAGCAATGAATGAAGATAAGCATGGTGATCATGAACCAGAAATGATTCGTAATCAATTGAAGACTGCAGGTAGAGCATCTAAGAGGATTGTCAAACATTCACGCAAGAAAGACAATTTCAAGGCATGGGTTCAATCAAAGATAACTAAGGCATCTGATTACTTAGATACTGCTGCAGATTATCTTGATAGTAAAGAAGTTAACGAAGAAGGTCTTCGTGCTTGGTTTGGTAAATCAAGTGGAACTACTAAGTCTGGACGCAAAGTAAAAGGTTGGGTTCAAGTTGGTGGTAAATATGATGGTAAGCCCTTGTGCTCGCCAACCCGGTCAAAAAACAACTCCTAAATGTACCTCTTCATCAAAGAGATCATCTATGAGTGATAAGGAAAGAGATAGTGCTGCAAGAAGAAAAAGAGCAGCAGATCCCGGTCAACCACAAAAATCAGGTGCAGCAGCACCAACAATGGTATCAACTGATCCAAAGAAAAAAATGAAAGAAGAATTTACAACATTACCTTTGAGATTAGAACTTCCACAAGAGTTCTTTAGATTTCAAACAAGGATTAATGTTCCGTGAAAGTTTAGATACAGATGGCGGTATGCTTTTTGTATTTGATAATATTGCACAACAGTCTTTTCATATGACTGAAACTAAGATTCCTCTTGATATTGCATTTATCAGAGAAGATGGTGTTATCGAAAGTATTAAAGAATTAGAACCAAATAATCCAGTCCAGTATATTCAGAAGGTGCGATTGAATTAGCAATCGAAGTAAATCGTGGATGGTTTGCAGAGAACAATGTAGAAGTTGGAGACGAACTTAGTGTTGAGTATGTAATACCAAATGAACCAAAAGAAAAGTATCGTTCAGAAACAGGAACAATATATGATATTATTAGTGAAGTAAAAGATAAGAAAGGTAAAGGTAGTGGATCTAAAGATGCTTGCTATCATAAAGTTAAGTCAAGATACTCTGTATGGCCAAGTGCATATGCATCAGGTGCATTAGTTAAGTGTCGTAAAGTAGGTGCTGCAAACTGGGGTAATAAGTCAGAGGGATTAGAAATGCCAATGACTGTAACTAACGCTGATAAAAAAGCAAATACCAAAGCATATCAGGATTATAAGGCAGGTAAAAAGAGTGTGAAGACTGGTAAACCCTTATACAAGGCAGCAGATCACATGAAAGAAAACAGTGTGATTGAGAGTGAATTGTTAGTTCAAGATTGGAAGAAAGACGATATCAAGTTTACTGAAGTTGAAGCAGTAGATATCATCAAACCAGAACCACTTAATCCTTCTGATTGGAGAACTGATTTAGGTGAAATGAAAAGAGATGAGTATGGCGATCCGATAGGTGGCCCAAAGATCTCTAAAAAACAAAAAGCAAAAAATCTTGCAACAAACACTCCTGATGAAGATCATACCACTACAACTGCTGAAGGTGCATCATACGGTATCTTTAAAGGAGATGGTAAACCAAAAGGTGCAATGGCAGGATTTGATAATAAAAAACCAAATCCATATGGTAAGAGAGCAAAGTTAAAGATGATCATTAAGAGCATCTCTGAAAAAGAAAGATCAAAAGCAGGTGTCACAAGTGAAGCAATGAATCCTGCACAACAGGCAGCAATTGCAATCTCTAAGAAACAGAGAATCATGGACTTAATGGTTGCTAAGAAAAAGAAAAAAGGTATGAAGGAAGAGAATCTAGATGAAAAGTGCTGGAAAGGTTATGAGAAGAAAGGTATGAAAACTATGTTTGGTAAGAGATATCCAAACTGTGTGAAGAAAAAAGTCGGTGAATCTATGGTAAACTGGAGAGATGAAATAGGTTATGAGGGTAAGGACGAAGTAAAAAAGTTATCTGAAGACGATATGAAGGGTATGAGTGTCAAGTCTGGACACAAGAGACCCACAAAATCAGGTGCTGGAATGACACAAAAAGGTGTCGAAGCATATCGTCGTAAAAATCCCGGATCAAAATTAAAGACTGCTGTAACTACAGAACCTTCCAAATTAAAGAAAGGTTCTAAAGCATCGAATAGAAGAAAAAGTTACTGTGCACGAAGTGCAGGGCAAATGAAAAAGTTTCCAAAAGCAGCAAAAGATCCGGATAGTCGATTAAGACAAGCACGAAGACGCTGGAACTGCTGATTAAATTATGTCTGATAATGTTTACCTTGGAAATCCGAATCTAAAAAAAGCAAACACTGCAATCAACTTTACTCAAGATCAAATACTTGAGTTTGTGCGATGTAAGGAAGATCCAGTTTATTTTGCAAGAAAATATATTAAGATAGTTTCTCTTGATAGTGGACTAGTTCCTTTTAGTCTCTATGATTTCCAAGAGAAATTAATTAGAAATTTCCACGAGAGTAGATTCAATATCTGTAAAATGCCTCGTCAGACTGGAAAGTCAACGACTTGTGTATCATACTTATTACATTATGCTGTTTTTAATGATAATGTAAACATTGCAATACTTGCAAACAAAGCATCAACTGCCCGTGATTTATTAGGCAGATTACAGTTGGCATACGAAAACTTGCCAAAATGGATGCAACAGGGTATTATTGCATGGAATAAAGGTTCTCTGGAATTAGAAAATGGATCCAAAATATCAGCTAACTCTACTTCTTCATCTGCTGTCCGAGGCGGTTCCTATAATGTCATCTTTCTCGACGAGTTCGCTTTTATCCCGAATCACATTGCTGACGACTTCTTTGCCTCTGTTTATCCTACTATTTCTTCTGGCCAAAGCACCAAAGTCATAATAGTCTCGACACCACGAGGTATGAATCATTTCTACCGTATGTGGCATGACTCAGAAAGAGGTAAAAATGAATATGTACCAACAGAAGTTCATTGGTCAGAAGTTCCGGGGAGAGATGAAGAATGGAGAGATCAAACAATTGCAAACACATCAGAGCAACAATTTAAAGTTGAGTTTGAATGTGAGTTCTTAGGATCTGTCAATACACTTATTAATCCTGCTAAACTTAAAAACTTAGTATATGAGAAACCCAATAACTAAAAATGCCGGATTAGATGTGCATGAAAGACCTATACCTAATCACCAGTATTTAATTACAGTTGATGTGGCTCGTGGATTGGGCAATGACTATTCAGCATTTATAGTTGTAGATATAACTAATTTTCCATACAATATAGTTGCCAAATATAAAAATAACGAAATAAAACCAATGTTATTTCCTAGCGTCATTTATGATGTTGCAAAAGGATATAATGATGCTTTTCTTTTAGTTGAAGGTAAATGATATCGGAGATCAGGTTGCAAGTATCATTCATTATGATCTTGAATATGATAATTTACTCATGGCATCCATGAGAGGTCGTGCAGGACAGGTAGTAGGAACAGGATTTTCCGGTAAAAAGACACAGTTAGGTGTCAGAACTACTGCTGCTGTTAAGAAATTAGGATGCTCAAACCTCAAAACTTTACTTGAGGATGATAAAATACTCGTGAAGGATTATGAAATCATATCAGAATTGACTACTTTTTCACAAAAACATAACTCTTTTGAGGCAGAAGAGGGTTGTAATGATGACTTAGCAATGTGTTTAGTTATATTTGCATGGTTAGTTGCACAAGATTATTTCAAAGAAATGACTGATAATGATATACGAAAGAGATTATATGAAGAACAAAGAAATCAAATTGAACAAGATATGGCACCATTCGGATTTATTCAAGATGGTTTAGATGAAACTTCCTTTACTGATGGTCAGGGTGATACTTGGCAGGTGGATGAATATGGTGATCGATCATATATGTGGGATTATTACTAGTGGATTTAGATGATCAAGTTGAATTAGAACATCTATTATTTACAGAAAGAAAATGTAGGTCATGCGGAGTTGTTAAGACTCTTATGGAAGATTTTTATGTAACAAGAAGAAATCGAACCACTTTATCCTCATATTCATACGAATGTAAAGATTGTACTAAACTAAGAGTTAAAAGGACTAAAAAGACGATTAATAACAAATGGGAATACCCAGATTGGTAGTTCATGCACTGTTTCCCCACTATAAACATGGGTTTTAATAAATAATTTCAGATTAATTCTGGACATTACGGAGAATACAAGATGCCTCTAAATTTAGCATCTCCCGGACTCGTTGTTAGAGAAGTTGACCTTACCATTGGTAGAGTCGATACCGCAACCACTAAGGCTGCTGGTATTGTTGCTCCTTTCCAAAAGGGGCCCGGTCAATGAACCTACTACGATTGAAAACGAACAAGACTTAATTGATACATTCGGTGAACCACTAGACATAGACAAGCACTATGAATATTGGTTGACTGCTTCATCATATCTTTCATATGGTGGTATCTTAAGTGTTGTGAGATCGGACGATAGCGACCTAGCAAATGCAACTGACGATGGTTCGCCTGAGATAAAAATATTAAGTACACAAGATTATAATAACAAAGGTTATGATCTCAATGCTTTATCAAATACAGTTGTCGCAGCAAGAAACCCCGGTTCTTGGGCAAACGATATTAAAGTTTGCATAATTGACGGTAAAGCAGATCAGATAGTAACTGCAGGTATAACAACCTTAACAGTTGGTGCTGGTGTAACTCAAGCAGTTCCTTCAGGAACAGTTTTACCCGGTGCTGGTACAACTTCTTTACTTGATGGTTACTTTAAAGGAATCATTACTGAAGTAAACAGTAGTGCAATCGGTGTTAAGTTTGTATCTCATGTATCTAATGCAGGTATTGAGACTACAAAGGATTATCAACCCGGTGGAGTTTACAAATTCGGTGCTGGTGTAATTAGTTACGGTATGTCTGCTAACACAGGTGGTGGTAGCACAACAACTGCAGCAACACCTTTAGACTGGTTTGATCAGCAGAAGATTACTTTAAGTAACTCTACTATCAACTGGAATACAATTGCAGAAAGACCCGGAACATCATCTTATGCAACAGCAAGAAGTTCAAGATTTGATGAAGTTCATGTTGTAGTCATCGATGACAAAGGAACAGTAACAGGAAATGCTGGTACAGTTCTTGAGAAGCACTTAGGACTTTCAAAAGCAAAAGATGCTGAGTTCTCTGCTGGATCACCATCCTACTGGAGAAAGTATATTTACAATAACTCATCCAATATATTTGGTATGGGTGGCCCAACACTTGCATCATCTGGAATCACAACTACTGCATTTGTAGCTGGTGGATTCACTAAGCAAACTGATGTCGCATGGGATCAAGATGCACAAGGTATTTCTTTCGCTGGATCTGGAGTTTTAACAAAGACTCTTACAGGTGGAGAGAACTATAACGGTGCTGCTACCTTGACAGCAGGTGCAATGAGTGCAAGTTTAGGTGGAATTACTGCAGGATATGACTTGTTTGAAAACAAGGAAGAGTTTGATATTGACTTCTTACTCATGGGTTCTGCAAACTACCCACAAGCAGATGCACAAGCATTAGCAAACAAACTTATCTCAATTGCTGAGTTAAGAAAAGATGTTGTAGCATTCATCTCACCAAACAGAGGATCATTCCTTAACGACTCTGCAGTCGGAACAGGAACACTAAACTCTGCTGCTGATATGACAAGTAATGTGGTTGGATTCTATGCACCACTTACATCATCTTCATATGCGGTATTCGATAGTGGATACAAGTATATGTTCGATAGATTCTCTGACACATTCAGATATATCCCATTAAATGGTGATATTGGTGGAACATGTGCAAGAAATGACATCAACAACTTCCCTTGGTTCTCACCAGCGGGAACAGCGAGAGGTGGAATTTTAAATGCAGTTAAACTTGCATATACACCTAATCAAACACAGAGAGATGTTCTATATGGTAATAGAATCAACCCTGTGATCTTTTCACCCGGAGCAGGAATCATCCTATTCGGTGATAAAACCGGTTTCGGTAAAGCATCAGCATTTGATCGTATCAATGTTCGTAGATTGTTTATCTTCATTGAAGAAGCAATTTCCGCTGCTGCAAGAGACCAACTCTTTGAGTTTAACGATGAAATCACAAGAACGAACTTTGTGAACATTGTTGAACCATTCCTTCGTGATGTTCAGTCTAAACGAGGTATCTTTGATTTCAGAGTTGTTTGTGATGAAACAAATAACACTGCTGCCATCATAGATAGTAATGAGTTTGTCGCAGACATCTTCATTAAACCTGCAAGGTCAATTAACTTTATTGGTCTTACATTCGTTGCCACAAGAACTGGCATCTCGTTCGATGAAGTTATTGGAACTGTTTAACTAGAGGTAATTAACAAAAATGGCAACCCAATTTAACAGACCACCACTTAGAACGATCACCGACTTCAAGAGCAAGATGGCCGGTGGCGGTGCAAGACCGAATCTCTTTGAGGTGGAATTAGCATTCCCCGATCCAATCGCGATCGAGAATGATGTAAAAGAAAAATCAAGGTTCTTAGTTAAGGCTGCTCTATTACCTGCGTCAAATATCACACCTATTGAAGTTAACTTCAGAGGTAGGATACTTAAGATTGCTGGTGACAGAACCTTTGATACATGGACAGTAACAGTTATTAATGATGTTGACTTCTCCATTCGTTCCGCAATGGAAAAATGGATGGACTTCATTAATAGTATGGAAGATGCAACTGGAGCACAAGATCCAGCATTGTATCAACCAGATGCATATGTTCACCAATTAGACCGTGACGGTTCTACACTTAGAACCTATAAGTTCCACGATATATTCCCAACAAATATCAGTGCAATTGACCTATCTTACGAGACAGTTGATAGCGTTGAAGAGTTTACTGTTGAATTCCAAGTTCAATGGTGGGAAGCAATCAAGGGCACCGGAGCTAATGCCGGAGGAGAGGCGATCAACTAAGAAGTTGATTTATTTGATAAATAGTGTATAATAGAAATAAATAGTGTTATACGATGCCTAAACTTTTCGGTTTCTCCATTGATGATTCAGGTAAGAAAGCCCGATTCAGTAGTCGCCCCTGTGCCTCAGAATAATGAGGACGGGGTTGACTATTTTATACAGTCTGGATTTTATGGACAGTATGTAGATATAGAAGGAGTATATAAGACCGAGTACGATCTTATTAAAAGATATCGTGAGATGGCATTGCATCCAGAAGCGGACAATGCGATTGAAGATGTTGTAAATGAAGCAATTGTAAGTGATCTATATGATTCTCCAATTGAAATTGAGTTATCTAATGTAAATGCAAGTGATAGTTTAAAAGATAGAATTAGAGGAGAATTTAGACATCTAAAAGAAATCATGGACTTTGATAAAAAGTCTCATGAGATTTTTAGAAACTGGTATGTAGATGGAAGATTATATTACATGAAGGTTATTGATGTTAAGAGACCTCAAGATGGAATACAAGAATTAAGATATATTGACCCGATGAAGATGAAATTCGTTAGGCAAGAGAAGAAAGACAGTAATACAAAACCCGGAAATGGTTTAGTTGATTATAGTAATCTTAAGAGTGTTAATACATCTGCATATCCAGATATTGAAGAATATTATGTTTATACACCAAAACCTAACTATCCAATAGGTGTTATGTCACCCGTTGCATCAGGTCGTGAAAAGAACATTAAGATTGCTAAAGATTCAATAACTTATGTAACCTCCGGTTTATTTGATCGTAATAAAGGAACTTGTTTATCATACTTACATAAAGCAATCAAGGCACTTAAATCAATTAAGAATGATTGAAGATAGTCTTGTTATCTACAGATTATCAAGAGCACCAGAAAGAAGAATATTTTATATTGATGTTGGTAATCTTCCAAAAGTAAAAGCAGAACAGTACCTTAAAGAGGTAATGAGTCGCTATCGTAATAAGTTAAGTTATAATGCACAAACTGGTGAAGTTAGAGATGATCGTAAGTTCATGTCTATGATGGAAGATTTCTGGTTGCCAAGAAGAGAAGGTGGAAGAGGAACTGAGATATCAACACTTCCCGGTGGACAAAACTTAGGTGAACTTACAGATATTGAATACTTCCAAAAGAAACTATATCGTGCATTAGGTGTTCCAGAATCTAGAATCGCATCTGATGGTGGATTTAACTTAGGAAGATCATCTGAAATATTAAGAGATGAACTTAAGTTTAGTAAGTTTGTTGGAAGATTAAGAAAGAGATTTGGTAACATGTTTAATGACATGTTGAGAACTCAATTGATTCTTAAGAACATTGTTACTCCAGAAGATTGGGAGAAGATGAGTGATCATATTCAGTATGATTTCTTATACGATAATCAGTTTGCAGAACTTAAAGAATCAGAAATGATGAATGAGAGATTAGGTCTTGCTGCAACTGTCGAACCATATCTTGGTAAGTACTATTCAACAGAGTATCTTCGTAAGAAAGTTCTTCGTCAATCTGACACTGAAATTGAAGAGATTGATGCACAAATCGAACAAGAAATCAAGGATGGAATTTTACCAGATCCTTCACAAGTTGACCCAATAACTGGTGAACCAATTGCAGGTGGAGATTTAGGCGATGTGCCAGTTGAAGATGATCTAGAAGGTCAAGCAGCAGTAACAGATGCAGAACTAGCAAATGATACCAAAAAAGCAGAGATATAAATAAAATATATACCTATTTAAAATATGGAAAACATTATTGACATGATTGCAAAGGATTCTGATGCTGCAAAGATTTCAGATGAATTAAAAGATCTATTATATCAGAAAGCTGCTAAGAAAGGTTGAAGACATTCGACCTTCAGTTGGTAACGGAATGTTTGACGATGAAAGTGAAGTAGATACTGAACCACAAGAGGAAGAAGATGACTAGACTATTAATTAAAGGTGCGGAAGCAGCTGCTTTACCAACTGGGTCAGGTAGTGCATCAACTTTTGATAATGCCACTGTAGTTCGTTTAGTTAATACAGCAACAGGTGCTGATCATTTAGTAACTATTGTAGAAACTCAAGGTGGAACAACTGTTGGATCTTTCACTCTAATGAGAACAGAAAGTGCATTAGTTGAAAAGCAATCTGGTCATTTTATTTTTGCTGCTAATGCTGCAGTTAAAGGATCAAAAGTAGGATACACAAATTAAGAAAATGAAACTAATTACCGAAGAAGTCCAAAAGGTTAAATTTATCGTTGAAGGAAAAGGCGGTAATAAAAAAATGTATATCGAAGGTGTTTTCTTACAAGGAGATATCAAAAATCGTAACGGTAGATTATACCCTGTAAATACTCTTGCAAGAGAAGTAAATCGTTATAACGAAAGTTTTGTTCAGAAAGGAAGAGCACTTGGAGAACTTGGACATCCAGATGGCCCAACAGTTAATCTAGATCGAGTATCTCATAAGATTACATCACTTCGTCAAGAAGGTAAAAACTTTGTTGGTAAGGCACAAATACTTTCAACACCAATGGGTAAGATTGCATCAAATCTTATTGGTGAAGGAGTCACCCTCGGTGTCTCGTCTCGTGGTGTCGGATCATTGAAAGAAGACACTGCATCTGGATGCAAAGTTGTTGGTGAAGATTTCATGTTAGCAACTGCTGCTGACATCGTTGCTGATCCATCAGCACCCTGATGCTTTTGTATCTGGAATCATGGAAGGAAAAGAGTGGGTTTGGGAAGGAGGAATCCTTCGTGAACAACTTGCTTCACAAACAAAAAATAAGATTAACACTTTAGTTGATCAAAATGTTTTAGATGAACATAAACTTGGATTATTCCAAGATTTCTTAGCAAATCTGTAACATTATAAATAAATACAGATTATTTAAAATCTAATATTCAAATGTCCGCTGGTCAAAATTAACACGAAATGGAAAATGTAGTAACCAAAGGGGCAAAATCGGCAGATCCAATGCCAAAACTTGCTCTATCAACTCCGAATCAAGCATCGGTTGAAGATTTAGGAGGCCCTACTCCCGAAAATTCAAAACCTGATGATGATTCTAACAAGTTGAAAACACCCGGAACAACCTTAAAACAGGTTAAGGATATTGTCTCTAAAGGTGCAAAACCTGCAGATCCAAGTCCAGCGGGCATGAAGGAAGAAGATGAATCTTCCGAAGGCGAAGTTGTCGCTGAAGATGAAGCAAAGACTGATGAGGTAGTTTCTGAAGAAGAAACAACTGAAGTTGAGGAAACTCAAGAAGTCGTTGCTGAAGAAGAAACAACTGAAGAAACTGAAGAAGAAATCGTTGAAGAAGAGATTGACATCGAAGCAGATGTTAATGCACTTCTAGAAGGCGAAGAACTTTCAGAAGAATTTCAAAATAAGGCAAGAACAATCTTTGAAGCAGCAATCAAGTCTAAACTTGCTGATGTTAAAGAGAGCGTTCAAGCTCAATATGAAGAGCAACTCATTGAAGAAGTTGCTGCTATTAAATCTGAACTTGAAGAAAGAGTCGATGCATACCTTGAGTATGTGTCTGACGAATGGATCGCAGACAATCAAATTGCTGTTGAATCCGGTCTCAAGTCAGAAATGACTGATTCATTCTTAACTGGAATGAAGAGTCTTTTTGAAGAACATTATGTATCCGTACCTGAAGACAAATATGATGTTATCGAAAGCATGGTAGATAAACTTGATGAAATGGAAGGTAAACTCAATGAGCAAATCGAAAAGAATGTTGCTCTAAACAGGAGATTAGCCGAGTCATCTGCAGATGTAGTCTTTGGTGAAGTAACCGAAGGATTAGCATCAACACAGAAAGAAAAACTTGCAACCCTTGTAGAAAAAGTTGAGTTTGAAAGTGAGTCAGACTATCGTGAGAAACTAGTAACACTTAAGGAATCTTATTTCCCAAGTAATGCTGGATCTCAAAGAGACAAGTCGGAGAATTTATCTGAAGAGACAAACACTCCAACCTATCAGGATATATCCAGTTCAATGGAAGCATATCTTCAGACATTAAACCGTGTGTCTAAAAAGTGATTTTTACATTATACATTCAAACAAACTTAAAAAAAGGTAACTCTTAAATGCAAGCCCCTATTAATCAGGAAGCTCTTGTAGAAAAGTGGGCCCCGCTTCTAGACTATGATGGACTAGATCCAATCAAAGACAACCATAGAAGAATGGTCACAGCAGTTCTTTTAGAGAACCAAGAGCAAACACAACGCGAAGAGCGTGAATTCTTATCTGAGCAACCTACAGTAACAACCGGTTCATCTGGTGCAACTGCTGGTTTCTCTGCTGGCGCAACAGCTGCCGGCCCAGTTGCTGGTTTCGACCCAGTACTCATAAGTCTTATCCGTCGTTCTATGCCAAACTTGGTCGCATATGACCTAGCTGGTGTACAACCAATGAGCGGCCCAACAGGACTTATTTTCGCAATGAGATCCAGATTCACTAACCAAAGTGGAGCTGAAGCACTATTCAACGAACCAGACACAGCGTTCTCATCTCAGCATCCTGACGGTGGCGCAGATATATCTGCTGGTTACACACAGAATGAAGGTGCTACAACTGGCGCAACAGTTGGTTTCGGTACAACAGGTGGTGTACAAGCATCAAACCCTGCTGCCTTAAACCCTGAAAGTGGTCAAGGTGCAGCAACATACCCAGTTGGTCGTGGTATGGATACAGAAGACGCTGAAGCACTAGGTGAATCAGGTCAACTGTTCAACGAGATGGCATTCTCAATCGAGAAAGTCACCGTTACAGCGAAATCCAGAGCACTAAAGGCAGAGTACAGTTTAGAACTTGCTCAAGATCTTAAGGCAATTCATGGATTGAATGCTGAAGCAGAACTAGCAAATATCCTTTCAACAGAGATACTTGCTGAAATCAACAGAGAAGTTATTAGAACAATCTATAAGGTTGCTGAGTCTGGAGCACAGACTAATGTGGCAACTGCCGGTGCGTTCGACTTAGATACTGATAGCAACGGTCGTTGGTCAGTTGAGAAGTTCAAAGGACTTATCTTCCAAATCGAGAGAGATGCTAACGCTATAGCACAAAGAACTCGTCGTGGAAAGGGTAACATGATCCTCTGCTCTGCTGATGTTGCATCTGCACTCACAATGGCAGGAGTTCTAGATTACACTCCAGCACTTAATGCTAACCTTAATGTTGATGATACAGGCAATACATTTGCTGGTATACTTCAAGGTAAGTACAGAGTGTACATTGACCCATTTGCTGCAAACTTAGCTGCTGATCAGTACTATGTTGTAGGATACAAAGGTTCTTCACCTTACGATGCAGGACTATTCTACTGCCCATATGTACCACTTCAGATGGTTAGAGCAGTTGGTCAGGATACATTCCAACCAAAAATTGGTTTCAAAACCAGATATGGTATGGTTGCTAACCCATTTGCTGAAGGAACAACTCAAGGTCTTGGTAGACTTTCTGTTAACGCTAACCGTTACTACAGAAGAGTTAAAGTTCAAAACCTAATGTAAGCAAGACGCTTATATTTCTTCAAAAGACTCCTTCGGGGGTCTTTTTTTTATGTCAAGATCTCCTAACAATAAATAATTGTTACAGGAGGTAAAGACAAATGTTACACATCAATGTAAATTGGGAACGACCAGAAGTTCCAGAATATGATGAAGATATCCATAATCCAGAGAGGGTCTTTGCTCTCCTGTGTTATAGAGGTGTTCATTATGCTAAATGGGTATATCTAGATGTTTTTAATATTAATACTTGGAATCTAAATAACCCTAGAAAAGGAGAGAAAAAGTGAATCACCTGAATTACCACGATGTTATGGAGGCATACAAGCGTCCTATATCGGTAAGGTATATTCCTAGAATTTTCATAAGTCTAGTTTTATTCATAATCACATTTGCGGCTTCACCGGCACATGCAAATCATTTACCAGTGATGTATGTGCAAGTGCCCCAGTGGGCAGATGATTGGGCAGTTTGTGCTGTAGATATACCAGATGCAAAGTGTCATTGGTATGTTGTCGCACCTGATAATACATTTGGAGAAGGATTTAGTTGGGAAGATGCACCTTGGTTTGATGCAAATGGACTAAATGATGTCGCACCAATGCAAGCATCAACTGTTGTAGAGAGACTTCAAAAGAATCAGTAGGTATAAACTCGTAGGCATAAATTTTTGTTACTAAGTATCAGTGAATACAGACCTAATTTGCATAAATAATTTTGTCATTGCGGAGAGAACAATGCACTAAAAACCCCTTTTGTTATGGGTAGGAAAGTAGTCATCAGAGGTCAGGTAATGCACAATTTAATTTCATACAATCAGTTGTCTAGCTCCAAATATGAATCTAGGAACGATTTAGTCGAGGAATACTACGAGTGTTTGATCGAGTGTGATGATAATCAAAATACATGTAAACGCATTTGTAGAGAGGTATTTGCATAATGCACTAAAGGTTTAAGAGAAGGGAGGGAGACCTCCTCTTTTTTTGTCTTCGTATAAATACCTATATGAATGATAGAAAAGCAACCAAATTAATCCTTAAACGAGCAAAAAAGAATCCATTTTTATACTCGAAAGGGGAGATTATGTACGCAAAAAAAGTTAAAAATCAATTGAAGAACGATGCCTTATCACATCAAGAAACCAAGTCAACTTAATTCATCTGTAGATGTTTACTACATGGGTGAAAAAGATGGTCTGACACATACAGTGAAAGAAAACAGTACACAAATAATCCAACATATCTAACTACAAACACAGATGGGAAGAACGGTGGTTGGGAAGGATTTACTGTCGTTACTGAATAACTAAATACTTAAAACTAATAGTGCCATGAAACCATCACCTAGAGAATTAAAAGAAGCACATAAAGCTTACGAAAAGATTGTAGACTACCTTGTTACAGAAAACTATGCTGTAAATAAAACTGATGCCGATACCATTATTGGTGGTATGAGTGAAGAATGGTACTACATGATTCTTAATGACTAATGAAAAATCTAGACCAGTTTCTGGATGAGGCACAATCAGCAAAGTGCCCTAAAGGATACAGATTCGATTCAAAACTAAAGAGTTGCGTTCCAACAAAACGATATAAGTATTATCCTAGTTTTGGTGGGAGGTATTATCGTGGTGGAGATAATCGCTCAGATAGTGGTAATGGTAACGGAAATGGTAATGGTAACGGAAATGGCAATGGTGGCAATGGCGGTAACGGAAACGGTGGAAATGGTGGTGGAAACGGTGGTGGTAATGGTGGTGGAGGCAATGGAGGAGGTGGAGGTGAATGAAAACACTTCAACAGTTTTTAGAGTCTTCTAATCCAAGAATCCCAAGAAAGAAGGGACAACCAGCAAAATCTAAAAAACATTCAGACTTATATACAGATGAAGATCCAAAAGGAACAATTCATGGACTTGGATTCAAAGATGAATCAACAGCAAGATCCAGTGTTGCGAAAATTAGAAAATCAAATCGAGGCCATGCTCACAAGATTCAGGCAGCCATCGCAATGGAGCAGAGAGCACGGGTGATGGGTAAAACTGCAGAAGCAGCAATTTATCGCAAATTTATTAATTCAATGAAAAAGAAAACTAAAAAATGACTTCATCATCTCGCGGTGCACTTGCCGGACAAATTGGTAATCGTAATTTTCTCTCACCAGTTGGGTTCAAGTTTTCTCTTGCAAAATTTCCAAAGATTGATTTCTTCTGCAACTCTGCATCAATACCAGAGATAAACTTAGGAACATATCAACAACCATCTTACTTAAAGAATATAGATGTTCCCGGTGAGAAACTAACTTATGGTGATTTGGACATTCGTTTTCTTGTTGATGAGAACATGGAGAACTACATGTCAGTACATAATTGGTTGACAGGACTTGGATTTCCCGAAACACCACAACAGTTTATTAAAAAGACAACCGATACAGATGGTATTCGTGACCTAGAGGAGCAGTTTTGTGATGGTGGACTTCATATCTTGAGCAGTAACCTTCGTGATGTGGCAATTGTTAAATTTAAGAACTTATTTCCAGTATCAATTACCTCTTTAAACTTCGATGCAACAGAAACAGATATCAACTACTTTACAGCAAGTGCATCTTTCCGCTATACTGTGTATAATATAGTTGATACATCTGGCAATCTTTTATGAACCTTGACAAAATTCAGGAAATGTGGGAGCGTGATGCTGTCATTGACCCTGATAACCTACATGATGAGTCATTAAAAATACCTCAATTACACGCAAAGTATTATACAATCTACAATACAATTACACTACTGCGTGAAAAAGCAAGAGAACAATATAGTAAAGTCAAACTTGATAGGCATAATTACTATACTGGCAAAGCACCTGCAGAGGTTTATGTTGAAGAACCTTTTAGTTTTAAGGTTAGAGAAAAAGATGCAATTCAAAGATATTTGGATGCAGATGAGAAAATGAGTCAGGTTGATATGAAGATAAGGTATTATGATGTCACACTCAAATTTCTTGAGGAGATAATCAGAAATATATCAGGTCGCACATATCAGATCAAAAATGCCATCGAGTGGCAGAGATTTCAATCAGGATTCTAATGATATTACAACTAACACCCAATACTCATCCGATACTACATGAAAAGGTAACAAAATGTAGTTACGACTTAGATCGTGTGGAGATGAGTAAAATACTTCGTGAAAATATGATTCATCATGAAGGGGTTGGTTTGTCCGCGAATCAGATTGGTATCAATGAAAGAGTGTTTATAATGATGATCGATATGGAAACAGAAGAAACAATCACATGTTTTAACCCAAGAATCGTCAAGACATATGATAAAAAGGTTTGGTGTGAAGAGGGATGTTTATCTTTTCCTGACGAATCTTTTAATATTTTAAGGCCAGAAAAAATTGTTGTAAAGTATGAAGATGAAAATAAAGTTGATCATAAAGTAAAATTAGATGGATTTCCTGCAAGAGTCTTTTTACATGAGTTTGATCATATGGAAGGTATCAATTTCACTCAGAGAAAGGAGTAATAAATAACTATAGGTGATTCCTATAGTCATGTCTCATTTGACAATATTGAAGAAGAATGAAGTTTATCTTCAGATAGACTCAGATCCTCATGTGTTCTATGAACTGTCAGACCAGTTTACATTTGAACTACCGGGGGCTAAGTTTATGCCACAGTATCGCAAAAGATACTGGGATGGAAAGATTCGACTCTTTAATGTAAATAATGGGCAGATATATGTTGGACTTTTAGATAAGATACAGAAATTTTGTAAAGATCACGAATATAGTTATTCATTTGTAGACAACGAATATTATGGCACACCATTTGAAGTCAATGAGCACATCTCATATGAGGGTGTCAAAGATTATATAACATCAATTAGTAAGTATGCTCCCCGTGATTATCAAATTGAGGGAGTATACGACGCTTTAAGACATAATAGAAAGTTGTTGATATCCCCAACTGCTTCAGGTAAGTCTCTGATGATATACTCGATTGTGAGATATTATGTTGAGCGAGGTGAAAATACTCTGATAGTCGTTCCGACGACTTCGTTAGTAGAACAGATGTATAAAGATTTTGCAGACTATGGTTGGGATGTAGGTTCATTTTGTCATAAAATTTACGCAGGAAAAGAAAGAGAGACAGACTCTCAAGTCATTATTACTACTTGGCAATCAATCTACAAACTCCCCAGAAAGTATTTTGAGCGATTCTCTGTTGTTGTTGGGGATGAGGCGCACCAATTTAAATCAAAGTCATTAATATCTATAATGACAAAACTTGACCATGCAAAGTATCGGTTTGGATTTACTGGCACATTGGATGGTACGCAGACTCACAAGTGGGTTCTAGAGGGTTTATTCGGGCCCTCATACAAGATTATAGGGACGAAAGACCTCATGACCAAAGGTCATGTTGCAAAACTTGACATTAACATTTTGTTACTTAAGCATCCACCACAAAAGTTTGAAACATTTGAAGATGAAATACAGTTTATAATTAATAGTGAAAAAAGAAATAATTTTATAAGAAATCTTGCACTTGATCTTAAAGGTAATACACTTATACTCTTTTCAAGAGTTGAAGGTCACGGAAGGGTTTTATTTGACCTCATAAATAGTAATGTACTTGAACAGCGTCAAACTTTTTTTGTTCATGGTGGTGTGGATGCCGAGGATCGAGAGAAGGTTCGGGAAATTACTGAACTTCAAAACAATGCTATAATAGTTGCATCATATGGAACTTTCTCTACAGGAATTAACATTAAAAACCTTCATAATATCATTTTCGCTTCTCCCTCTAAATCAAGAATTAGGAATCTACAATCTATAGGTCGTGTTCTTCGGAAAGGGAATAACAAAACAAAAGCAACTTTATATGATATTGCAGATGACACTACTTACAAGACAAGACGCAATTACACACTCAATCATCTCATAGAAAGACTAAAGATCTATAACTATGAGAAATTTAATTATGATCTCATCAACATTTCATTTAAGTAATATGGGTGACGAATTTTACAGCATTCTCAAACTAGTCTCAGGAGAAGAGATATTTGCTCTCGTTTGTGTAGACGAGAGTGATGATGAGCCTATTTTGATTTTACATAATCCTATTAAAATGAAGACACTAAGTCAAATGAATCACTTAAACTATATTAAGGTAACTCCTTGGATGGAACATAGTGATGAAGATATGTTTGTTCTCAAAATGGATAAAGTAATTACAATGATCGAGTGTCATGATCAAAAACTTATTAAAATTTATAAGCAATATATTGATGAGAAAGACGAAGAAGATGATGCTGTTATAGAATCAAGATCTAAAAAAGGTAAAATTAAATTATCAGGAGACCCCAAATTAGGTTATATATCTAGTGTAGAGAAGAAAAGAGAATCTCTTGAAGAGCTCTTTAAATCTGATTCAAAAGAGTCTTAATTACCCTTCAAACCTCACAAAGGTTATTGTACATGTATTTGAAGGTCTTGTCAAGTATGTTAAGTTTGTCACCTTGTCACCTCATAAAACTGAAATAATTGTCATCTTGTCACTAAACTTGTCAATCAAAATAAATATGCTATAATAGAATATAGTTAAGACAATTAAGATGTCATGCCTAGAAAGAAGTCTGAACACTATGTAAATAACAAAGAACTCTTAGAGGCATTGATAGTCTATCGAGAGAAAGTTGCTATTGCAAAAGAGAAAGATCTACCGAAGCCTAGAATTACCAATTACCTTGGATCCTGTTTTCTAAAGATCGCAACACACCTGTCATATAAACCAAACTTTGTAAACTACATGTTTCGTGATGATATGATATCTGATGGTATTGAGAACTGTGTACAATACATTCATAATTTCGATCCAGAGAAGTCTCGCAATCCTTTTGCATACTTTACACAGATTATTCATTATGCCTTTCTAAGACGCATACAGAAGGAGAAGAAGCAATTAGATATTAAGAATAAGATTATTGAAAAGACTGGATTTGATGAAGTCATGACAGTTGAAGATGGAGCATTGACAGGAGCAATGTCTGAGTATAATACAATTAAGGACAATATTGCACAGAAGAAAAATAGATGAGAGTTGCTATTATAACAGATACTCATTACGGTGCTCGTAAGGGATCAAAACTTTTACATGACTATTTTGAATTATTTTACAAGAATGTATTTTTCCCCTCGTTGGAAGCAGAAGGAATTGATACTATTATCCATATGGGTGATGTATTTGATAGTCGAAAGTCGATTGATTACTATAGTCTAGAGTGGGCCAAGAGAGTTGTATTTGAACCAATGAAGAAATATAAGGTTCATGCAATCACTGGAAACCATGACTGTTACTACAAAAATACAAACGAAATAAATTCACCTGAGTTATTATTAACTGATTATGATAACATAACAACATATTCAAAGGCAACTGATATTAATATTGATGGATTAAATATTCTTCTTTTACCTTGGATAAGTGTTGATAATCATGATGAAAGTCTTGAAGCAATTCAAAATTCCAAATCTAAGATTGCAATGGGACATCTTGAGTTAAATGGATTTAAGGCAACTCGCGGTCATATGATGGAAGATGGTATGGATGTTAAGGTCTTTGATAAGTTTGACGATGTATTTTCAGGACACTTTCATACTCGTTCGAGTGACGGTAAAATACATTATCTAGGTAATCCATATGAGATGTTTTGGAATGATGTAAATGATCCTAGAGGGTTTACATTGTTTGATACTGATACTTTAGAACATACTCCAATTAACAATCCTTATAAATTGTTTTATAATGTATATTATGAAGATACTAATCATAAGTTGTTTAATACAACTGAATATCAAAATAAAATTGTAAAAGTTATTGTTCGTAAGAAATCAGATCCAAAAGAATTCCAAAAATTTATCGATAAGTTATATCGTTCAGGAGTTCATGATTTAAAAATTGTTGAAAACTTTGCAATTATTGAAAATCAAGACTTCGATATTGAAGAAGATGAAAATACAATTTCAATTTTAAACCGTTATATTGATGAATCTGAGATTGAGTTTGACAAAGGAATTGTAAAAAACATTTTTCGTGATCTGTACAGACAAGCCTGCGAGGTAGAATAATGTTCCTTCTTTCACTCAAACACCGTAGAGATGATGGTGCTTTTGCTGTTCAAGACTCGAATGGTGATAAAGTTCTCTTTCTATTTGAAGAAGAGGATGATGCTGAAAGATATAAATTGATGCTACAAGATTTAGAAATTGATGCAGATCGTAAAATGGATATCATCGAAGTTGATGATGACCTTGCCATAAAGACCTGTAGCATGTATAATTATAAGTATGCTGTCATCACACCCGATGACCTTGTGATTCCAACTAATAATGATAAAGTTCAAGAAGATTAAATGGAAGAACTTTCTGTCAACAGGAGACCACTGGACAGAGATTGACTTCCTTGAAAAGAATACAAACTTAATAATTGGTCACAATGGTTCAGGAAAGAGCACTTTGTTAGATGCACTGACCTTTGTTTTATTCAACAAACCATTTCGTAAGATTAATAAATTACAATTACTTAACACAGTCAATGAAAGAGATTGCTTAGTTGAACTAGAGTTTGATGTAAACGCAAGAGAATATGTAGTCCGAAGAGGCATCAAACCAAATATATTTGATATTGAAGTCAATGGAGAACCTTTACATCGACAGGCTGACGATCGATCAAATCAAAAAATATTAGAAGATAATATACTCAAAGTAAATTATAGATCATTTACACAGATAGTCATACTCGGAAGTAGTACCTTTGTGCCTTTTATGCAACTGTCAAGTTCAGTTCGTCGTGATGTCATTGAAGATCTGCTTGATATTCGTATCTTTTCTTTTATGAATAATTTACTGAAAGATAAACTAAGAATACAAAAAGAACAGGTTAGATCATTAAGTTTAAAGAAAGAGAACTTAGATGATAAAATTAAAATGCAAGATAAGTTTATTAAAGAACTTGAAAATCAAAGTAAAAACAGCATCAACTCAAATAAAAGGAAGATAGACACTTTAATATCTGAATCAGATAATTATGTTTTGGTCAATAGTGACTTAGAAAATCAAGTTACTGATCTTACTAAGAGTCAAGAAAAGTTTGTAGGTGCTGACAAGAAACTGTCCAAACTGAACAATTTTAAAGGACAGATATCAAATAAGGTATCTACCATTACCAAAGAACATAAGTTTTTCAAAGAGAATACGGTTTGTCCTACCTGTACACAGCATATAGAAGAAGACTTTCGCTTAAATAAGATTGAAGATGCTCAATCTGAGGCTAAGAAACTTAAGAAAGGTTTTGAAGACTTAGAGAAAACAATCGAAGAAGAAAAAGAAAAAGAGCGTCAGTTTGTCAAACTAACAAAGGAGATTTCTAAACTCAATAATGGCATTTCTAAAAACAATACTCACATCTCTATCAACCAAAAACAGATTAGAGAACTTGAATCAGAAATTCAAACGATTACCGAGCAGTTTAAAAACAGAAATACTGAGCATGAGAAGTTAGAAGAGTTTAAGACTAGTCTCAAGACAACTGATGAAAAACTTTCTGAAAGAAATCAGGATATAGTTCATCACGACTTTGCATATTCCTTACTTAAAGATGATGGAGTCAAGACTAAGATAATACGAAAATATCTACCGCTTATCAATCAGCAGGTTAATCGTTATCTGCAGATGATGGATTTCTATATCAACTTTAAGTTGGACGAAGAGTTTAATGAAACGGTAGAGTCACCAATACATGAAGATTTTTCTTATGCTTCATTTAGTGAAGGTGAGAAGATGAGAATTGACTTAGCACTTTTATTTACATGGAGAGAGGTAGCAAGAGTTAAGAACTCTGTAAATACTAATCTATTAATTATGGATGAGGTATTTGATAGTTCTCTTGATGGATTTGGTGTTGATGAATTTATGAAGATTATTCGATTCATCATTAAAGATGCTAATATATTTGTTATATCTCATAAGTCAGACTTACATGATAAGTTTGATAATCTTATGAAGTTTGATAAAGTTCGTGGATTTAGTCGGAGGATTACATGAAGATCTTAGTTACTGGACATCTTGGTTTTATTGGAAGTCATGTGTATGAATATTTTATACAACAAGGACATCAGGTTGATGGTTATGATATTCCACATGATCTTGGTGATTTTAAAACAGATAAGAAATATGATTTGGTGGTACACCTTGCAGCGAATGCTGCAATTCGTGAGGCCATTGAAAATCCTGACGCATTTTGGGAAAACAATGTTACCAAATCAATTCCTATATTTGAGTATTGTAGGAAGAATAATGTAAGATGTTTATATGCAAGTTCTGCATCTGTATATGAATGGTGGATCAATGCATATGGTATTACAAAGAAAGTAAATGAAATCCAAGCACCACCAAATAGTGTAGGCATGAGATTCTTTAATGTGTATGCAGAAAAGGTAAGTCGTCCAGATATGTTATATCGGATGCTAGAGGACAAGACTGCTACATATCTCACAAGACATAAGAGAGATTGGATACATGTCAAGGATATTGTATCTGCAATTGCACTTCTTGCAGAAAATGATTATACTGGAGTACTAGATGTAGGAACTGCTAATCCTGTAGCAGTTATTGATCTTGCAACTAAGATGGGTATGGGATATTTACCCATAAAAGAGGAAACTCCGGGTGAAAGAGACACTACATGTGCGGATATCACGAAATTAAAAGAACTTGGTTGGAGACCAACAATAAATATTTTGGACATATAAACTGATCTATGCTATCCACTCAATACCGTTTAAGACTAGAAGGAATCTGCAAAGCAATCGCAGCAGGACAAGAAGTAAACTTGGAAGATATGATATGGGCAGAGAAATTATCAAAGGCAAACACATCAGCAAGAGGAATGTTAAGTTCGGCAAGAAGATTAAAAACGGATGATGACTCAACTTTTCTTAAGTACTTGGATATAGGAGACTCGGATCCAAGGAAACATAAAAAGGGTTTCGGTGGAGCTGATGATATAGCAGATTGGTTCCGAAATGATAAACGATCAGACGATTGGAGGCAAAGGGATTAACATATAGACAGTTGACAAAGTGTCCACTTAACCGTCTCAGGGGGCGGTTTTGTTGTTATTATAGGTATATCAGATAAGAAACCCCATGACCATCAGACACGAAATCAAATCACAACTTGCTAGACTACTTGCTACAGAAGACTTGGTTGTTGAGCATAAGAAAGTAGAGACTGCACAATTCAATGTACAGACAAGAGTATTGACTCTACCACTTTGGGATAAGGCATCTGAGAATGTGATTGATATGCTTGTAAGTCATGAGGTTGGTCATGCATTATATACACCCGATGAAGAGTGGTGGAAAGAATATGATGTACATCCAAGTTTTGTAAACATAGTTGAAGATGCTCGTATTGAGAAGTTGATGAAGAGAAGATATGATGGTATCTCAAAGACATTCTATAAAGGATACACTGAGTTGCACAATGATGATTTCTTTCAAGTCAAGAAGAAAAACATATCTGAGATGATGCTTGCTGACCGTGTGAATCTACACTATAAGATTGGTACTTACTATGATATTCCATTTAGTTCTGATGAGATGTTCTTTGTAAACAAGATTGATTTATGTGAAACATTTGAAGATGCACTTAAGGCTGCTAAAGCATTATATGATTACTGTCTTTCAGAAGAGAAGAGAAAGGATCAGGAGAAGGTAGAAGATCTTGATATGGATTTTGATATTGAAATGAATGGTGATGGTGATGAAGATGGTGAAGGTATGGAAATACCAATGAATCAATCAGATGAATCTGATGAGGATGCAGATGACGATGGTGAAATACAGGAAGAGACTGAGATCAAAGTTGATAATCATGTAGGTGGACATACTGGTGTTGAAGAAGTATCTGCAGAGACAGTTGAGAGTCTTGAAGAGTCACTTAAGAATCTTACAAACGAAGGTAGCAGAGAGAATGTATATCTTGAGTTGCCTGATCTTGATATTGACAAAGTTATTATCTCAAACAAAAAGATACATGAACTTTGTGCAGAAAAGATGATTGATGTTGCTGAACAACTAAAAAAAGAATCTGATAGATTTAATTCATATGACCCTATGTTTAGAGGATCTTTATATGATAGTTCTCTTGACAAATTTTTAAAGGACACAGAAGAGGATTATAATAAGTTCAAGAAGTCTGCACAAAAGGAAGTCAACTATCTTGTCAAAGAGTTTGAGTGTAAGAAGTCTGCATCTGCATATGCTCGTGCTACCGTAAGTCGTACTGGTATTCTTGATACAACTAAGTTACATACTTATAAGTACAACGAAGACTTATTCAAAAAGGTATCTGTGATTCCAGAAGGTAAGAATCATGGCCTCGTATTCATACTTGATTGGTCTGGTTCAATGGCAAATGTAATGATGGACACTATCAAGCAGTTATACAATCTAATTTGGTTCTGTAAGAAAGTTCAAATCCCATTTGAAGTTTATGCCTTCACTACATGTTTTCCAAATACTGACGAGTTCAATAATTTTCCTGAGTTATATGATGCAAAAGATAATATGGTACATATTGATAGTAAGTTTTCTTTGATGAATCTTTTCTCAAGTAAAGTTCGTGCAAGAGAACTCAATGATCAACTATACAATGTATTTCGTATTGTAAATTCAATGAGAAACTATCATGGTAGAGATGTGACACCTTACGGAATGTCATTATCTGGAACACCATTGAATGAAACAATCGTGGCTTTACATAAACTTATTCCTCAGTTCAAGGCAAACAATAAAGTCGAGAAAGTAAACTGTGTAATTCTAACTGACGGTGAAGGATATCAACTTGAATATCATAGAACAATTCATAGATCTCTTATGGGTGAATCTTACTTTGGTAAAGGTAGTTTCAATGACGGATGTGTTCTTCGTAATCGTAAAACTGGTAAGACATATAACTGTGGATATCAGTATCATGATTACACTAAGATGTTACTTCGTAACATTTCAGATGAATTGCCAAATGTAAATTTTGTTGGTATTCGAGTTATGGAAGGTAGAGATGCTAAGTACTTTATTCAACAGAATAGTGATGATTACAACGATCCTAAAGTTGAGAAACTTCTAGAATCATGGAAAAGAACTAGGACTCTTATCATGGAAGATGTGGGTTACAGAGTATATCTTGGAATATCTGCATCGGCACTTGGAAATGAGTCTGAGTTCGAGGTTCAAGAAGATGCAACTAAGTCTCAGATCAGAAGTGCATTTAAGAAAAGTCTTAAGAATAAGAAGATGAATAAAAAGATTCTGAGTAAGTTTATTGAGATGGTTGCTTAATAAATAGTGGACAGTCAACAAACTGTCCACTTTTTGTTGTAAGGGTGTTGTTATCGACTATAATAAGTACATAACAAAGAAACCCCTTTATCATGACAAAAAAAACATTCGTCCCTTTTGAAATCAAAATGACTCGTGAAGAAATTATTGATGGTCTAAGATCTCAATATGGTTCAGAGTTTACCACACCAGAAGTTCGTGCATGGTGTGCAATGAATGATATTACATATCAGACAGTTACTAAGAAACTGAAAGAATTTAAAGTAACAAAAGGTAAGTGGAATCTTGAAGTTACACAACAAGTAGTAGAAGAGATTGAAGCAGCATTTGTAGCACCCTGCAGCAGCACCTGCAGTTGTAGCACCACTTGCACAAAACTTAGTCCCTATGAAGGATGAGACATTTGTAAAGTTTGGCCCATTTGCTGATGTCAAAAAGATTATTCAGTCCAAGTTATTCTATCCTACATTCATCACTGGATTGTCAGGTAACGGTAAAACATTCTCTGTTGAACAGGCATGTGCCCAACTAAATAGAGAGTTAATTCGCGTGAATATCACGATAGAAACAGATGAAGACGATCTTATTGGTGGGTTTCGTCTTGTTGATGGCAATACTGTGTGGCACAATGGGCCCAGTTATCGAATCTTTGGAGAGGGGAGAGCTGTACTCCTTCTAGATGAGATCGATCTAGCATCTAACAAGATCTATGTTTACAATCTATTCTTGAGGGCAAAGGTGTCTTCTTGAAGAAGATAGGAAAGTGGGTAAAACCTGCTGCAGGATTCAATATCATTGCTACTGCAAACACCAAAGGTAAAGGATCTGAGGATGGTAGATTCATCGGTACTAATGTATTGAACGAAGCATTCCTTGAGAGATTCCCTGTGACCTTTGAGCAATCATATCCTCATGTTAAGATTGAAGAGAAGATGTTGCGTCTTCACTCTGCAAGTGTTGGTGTTCATGATGATGGATTCATTAAGAAACTTGTAGACTGGGCAGACATCATCCGTCGTACATTTTATGATGGTGGTATCGAAGAGATCGTAAGTACTCGTAGACTTGTTCATATCATTCGTGCATACTCTATCTTTAAAGATAAAGCAAAAGCGATTCAAAACTGTGTTAATCGTTTCGATGATGAAACAAAACAGTCATTTATGGAATTGTATGATAAAGTAGATGCAGATGTAGATTTCGACAAGGAGTCCGATGAATCTGTGGGGTAACTACAAGAAAGCATTACATGATACCTTTGATCTCCAGTTTGCTCATCCTTGGGCAGATTGGGAGGCCAAGGGTACTGTGCTTTCTGCGAAAGTCTATGAACATGATTTCATAATCAAGTCAAGAGTAGTGGAGATTTGGAATGAAAAGTCTAGCATATACAACAACATCATCTATCCTAAAACAGGCAGTAATCTTCCATGTTTTGGTATGGATCTTATGGGATTCTTTGACAAGAAGGTCATTATTGTCTTTGACTTCCAACATCCTGTAGAGAACCATTTGTTTTCAGTAGATGGTTTACCCAAGAGTCAAGGTGATTATCGGTTCTTTGAACCCGGAAATCATTTCTCTGAGAATGTTTATATTGCCAAATGTACAATGGATGAGGTGGACGAACATTTAGATATGTTCCAAACCTACTTGACAAAGTATAAAGAGATGTTAGAATTAGAGAAACCCACTGGTGAAGACACTAGTGTCTATAAAGACTTTGATGCTTACATGACTAAACTTGATCCAGTATCAGGATATCTGAGTGGTAAGTTTGGTAAAGAAAAAGCAGAGAGTCTTGTAAATGAATTTCTTTTCACATATGGTTAATGCATGGAGTTTAGCGTGGGAGGCTTTGAACGGAACTATGGACGAAGAGTATCCGATTATCGACACTAAAGTCGGAGCAGGTAATACTGCTTATGAAGATGATGGTCTTGATTATGAAAACAACTACTATGACAAATACATGGCAGATATAGACGATCAACGAGCACATCATTTTACAAATGCAAACTCATCATATAATGATGGGTGGACAAGACAGTTTCATCAAGAACAATTAAAGGAATTAGACAACAAAAACATGGCACATTATTTCAAATATCACGAAGAAGAAATTCTAAAAGACATTGAGGAATATGTATCTCAAACATATAAAGGACATTACACAGGTAAGTCTCATGAGTTTCGCAATGTTCAAACAATCGATCTCATGGCATCAAAGGAACTTGCAGCTGGATTCTGTCAAGCAAACATACTTAAGTATGGAAGTAGATATGGAAACAAAGACGGAAAGAATAAGAAGGACTTGATGAAAGTGATACATTATGCTATGCTATTATTACACTTCGATAATCACTATGGCGAACCATCAATGCCATCAGGAAATTTTGAACAAATGCCTTAACAATTATGACAATGAATTTGAGTGACAACACTTTAGGTATCCTTAAGAATTTTGCAGGAATTAATAATTCAATTCTTGTGAAGAAAGGTAATCAACTTCGCACGATATCTGTTGCAAAGAATATTCTTGCTGAAGCAGAGATACCAGAAGACTTCCCAAGAGATGTTGCAATATATGATCTGAATCAGTTTCTAAATGGATTGAGTTTACATCAAGATCCAGACCTAGATTTTTCTGAGGAGACTCATCTTACGATTCGTGAAGGAAGAAGAAAAGTTAAATATTTCTTTGCAGATCCACAAGTTATTATTGCACCACCTGAGAAGGAGATATCTCTACCATCTCAAGATGCATGTTTCCAACTTGATAGTAATTCATTAGAGAAACTACTTAAGGGCTGCTGCAGTTTATCAATTACCTGATCTTGCAGTAGTGGGTGGGGCAGGTGTAGTCAAACTGATTGTTCGTGACAAGAAGAATGATACATCAAATGAATATGCAGTTATTGTAGGTGAAACTGATAAGAGTTTTACTTTTAACTTTAAAGTAGAAAACATCAGAATTATTCCCGGTTCATACGATGTAATTGTATCATCTAAGTTACTATCTAAGTTTACGAATAGTAAATTAAATCTAACTTACTACATAGCATTGGAACCAGATTCTACCTTTGAGTAATGCAAAAGGAAATCTTTTTTACTGCAGAAGAAATGCAAATGATTAGAGTTTGTGTGAGAAATGCACCTATCCCTTATGATAAAGGAGAAGGTGCTAAAAAATTAAAACAACTGCAGGAAAAAGTAGGTGAACCAATACCATTAAAAGGAGAAAGTTTACCCTTAGTTGAATGTGATTTAACCAAGTACGAAAATGAATAACATTGGATTAGAAGTTGTTTTCTGGACAGCATTAGCACTTTATCTTTTAACAAAATTAGGAGTGTTTAAAAAGAAATGAAGTACATTCTATACAACGAAGATTTTGAATCTCAAGGTTCTTTTGCTAATATAGAAGAACTAAGAAGATTCCTTTGTGATAGGAAATATGATATTCAATGCGATAAAGATATTGGTTGTACATTCGATTATATAAAACATATTAAATGGCACTTTGAAATTGAAGAATGAAACTAACTCAAGAAATTATTGATCAGATACAAGAGGCTATGCTTCACACTAATCTAAAGGGTCAAATAAACTGGAAAGATGGTGATGATATTGAAGTTCAACTTGCGGGAACTTTTGCAAAGGATAAATTTATTGTATTGAAAAATGTATCGAAGAATCCTTTTGAAAATGCCCAACCACATCCTTACTTTGACTATGAGAAGAAAGTATTTACTAAAGATGGTAGAGAGGAGTATGTAAAGGAGTTAAAGAATGAAAGTAGTACAAAGAAACTAGGTATGATGGTAATGAAGTATTAGAGACGAGAACTCTTACCTTTGAACCCTATCCTTACGATGAGATTGACGATGTTATCGTAAAGATACAAGAAAATCTATCAGGAGATCTTTTAAAAGGTAAGAGATTGAAGTATGCTACTGATGTTCAAAAATATAAATTTTATGGTCATTGTTATCATTCATCACAAGCTCTTTTCTTTTTAATGAATACTGATAAACTTGTTCCTTTTAGTGCTGTTGATTTTCGAGATGAAAAACATTGGTGGTTGCAGGACGGAAGTACAATATATGATGTAACTGAAGATCAATATTATTTGAGATCAAAAGTTCCACCACATTCAAAAGGTAAGAAGAGTGTGTGGTATGGTTGGAAACAAAGACCACAACAGATAACTCTTGAACTGATGAAAAGAGTTCTAAATGATAGATTAGTCAATGATCAAATTACTTGCACATCGTAAACACTTGTGCTAAAATGAATATACCCTCAGTTTTAATATGAAGCCAGAATCAATAGTTAAAATAGATACATCTATCTTAGATGAAAGAGAGGTGGATTGGGAAAAAATTGGAGCATATCTCTATCAATTTAGAGTTGTTGAAGAAGGAAGATATTTTAATGTTAAGTATCCGGGATCCCGCAAATTGAAAACTCGTTCTGAAAGACCATTTGATGGATCCTATTGGGGTAGTTCAACTAGCGACGAATTTAAAGACTTGTTTTCTAGTGGAACTAAGATGGAATTAAAATTATTAGATATTGGAACATATGAGGATATGTTAAATTCGGAACATAAATTGCAGAAAGAAAAAGATGTTATAAAAAATCCTGAGTACTTTAACAAAGCTGTTACTAAAACTGCGTGGAAAGAACCTTTAAACAGAGCTATTGCAGATTTATTATACAGAGATGTTAAAGAGTATGATGAGATGGTAAAAAATCCCAAAGATTATACTAAAGAAGATTTAAAAACTATGGAACTTAACCTAGATTTCATGATTGATTTATGGGATAAATTATATTTAAAAACGCTTGGATATGTTCAAGTAAGAGAAAAGGAAAATGCTAGACATATCACTGACATAGCTGGATATATGAGAGATAAAGGTGATGCATTAGGTGCTAATTATATTTTAATATGGGAAAGTGATTTAAAAATTGGTAATGGCAATTGCACATTAAAAGCTGCGTTATTGGTATCTTCAATAACTAAATGTAAAGTGATTATAATACCAGAGTGGTTTGAGAAATTACATAAATTGAAAGAAAGAGATAGAAGACACATAGGAAATTTATTTAATAAAATTAATAGAGAAAGAACTGATGAAATTAGTAAGGGTGATGTAATAAAAGATTTAATTTATGATTATCAACATCACAAAATTCCTTTTGATAGTAAAAGAAATAAAGACTTATTAGTTCAAGATTATGGTTTTCATATAAACACAGCCTAATTCGATTATAAAAGACTCAGAAATTGAACATAAAAGAAAGCAACAAAAATCAACATATAGAACTGCTATCATATACAATAAAAAAACTCACCCTGATGATTATGACAACCTAATTAAAAAGGAAACAGAATTGTCTGATGAAAATACATTAGTAATTACAGGATCGAGTGGTGGTTGGAAATCACTTTATGTGCAAACTCATGAGGAGATTTTAAAAAATTCAGATAAACAACATATAATATGTCTAATACACCATGGCGATGGCCTAAAAGCAGACCCTGTTGAGAATAGAGAGAAATGGGACGGTAATACAACTACCAAAGGAAAGAAAGAAAGGTTTGAACCAACTATGAAACACATTGTTGAAAACTTAAAACCAATTACAAAAACAGATCAATTTGGTAGATCATTTGAAGTAAACAGAACTTTTCGTATTGAATATATGCCATTTGATAAAGCAGATAGTAAATAATTTGCAAAAAATAAATCATGTGATATAATAAGGACATGAATATTTTTGTTACTGATCCCGACCCAGACTTATCAGCACAAGTGTTGCCTGATAAACATGTGGTCAAGATGCCATTGGAGACATGCCAAATGTTGGCAGTAGTCTTCTCTAAGTGGTATTACAACTGGGGTAATGATTTACTACCTAAGAAAGATGGCACACCTTACAATACTGAGAAGGGTGCTTTCCGTGGACATCCATGTACAATATGGGCAGCAGAAAGTTTTGCCAATACTGCATGGTTGATTCAGCATGGATTTGCATTGTTGAATGAGTATGAAACCAGATATGGTAAAGTACATTCATGCCAAACTGCAATGAATGCAGCAGAAGAAGTATTTGAGAAAAGAACTGGTAAGACATTACTATGTCACAAGGAAGCAACACCATTTGCTTTTGCAGGCCCTGATCAGTTCAAAGCATGATTCAAGTATTGATATTCTAACTAAGTATAAAAGATACATTGCATCTAAACCTTGGGTATGCGATAATTATCTTAGGAAACCAGATCGTAAACCTGCTTGGTTATGAGTGACTTTATATGGGTTGAAAAATACAGACCCAAAACAATTGATGAGTGTATCTTACCTCAAGGTATTAAGAAAACATTTCAAGATTTCTTAACTGCTGGTGAGATACCAAATATGTTATTATCAGGCCCACCGGGGATTGGTAAGACAACTGTAGCAAAGGCATTATGCAATCAACTTGGAGCAGACTACTATGTCATTAATGGATCGGATGAAGGACGCTTTCTGGACACTGTTCGGAACAACGCAAAGAACTTCGCATCTACCGTCTCTCTTACGAGTGACTCAAAACATAAAGTCATCATCATTGATGAAGCAGACAATACCACTTCCGATGTACAACTCCTTCTCAGAGCGTCTATTGAGGAATTCTCTAGGAACTGTAGATTTATCTTTACCTGCAACTACAAAAATAAGATCATCTCTCCTCTCCATTCACGGTGCTCTGTTGTTGACTTCTCTGTTAATAAAAAAGACAAACCAACAATAGCAGCACAGTTCTTTGCAAGGATTAATTATATTCTTGACAAAGAGAACATAAAGAGTGATAAGAAAGTTGTTGCTGAGTTAATCAGTAAACACTTTCCTGACTGGAGGAGAGTCCTCAACGAGTGTCAAAGATACTCAGTCGGAGGTGAAATAGATTCCGGCATTCTAGCGTCCTTTTCTGATGTTTCAATTAATGAACTTACTAAGAGTCTTAAGGAAAAAAACTTTTCTGAAGTCCGTAAATGGGTCAACACTAACTTGGATAATGATACCACTTTATTGTTTCGTCGCATTTACGATAGTTTGTATGAAACCTTGGTCGCTAGTTCTATTCCTGCTGCCATTCTTGTTTTGGCTAAATATCAATACCAAGTAGCATTTGTGGCAGATCAGGAAATTAACCTATTAGCTTGTTTAACCGAAATTATGGTGGAGTGTGAATTCAAATGACTGTAAAATTAATTCGTATGTGGTCTGGCGAAGATGTAATCGCTGACATTACAAAAGAGGACACTGATTCAATAACAATCACTGATCCGATTGTGGCAGTACCGTCACAAAAACAAGGACAAATTGCATTTGCTCCTTGGTCTCCTTTACTTCAAAAAGATAAACTTGAAGTCACTAAAAAATATGTGGTTTATATTGGAGATCCTCAAGATGAGATTATCGAACAATACAATTCAATGTTTGGTAAGATATCAAAACCAACTAAACAATTAATTCTCTGATGGAAAATCATAGAAAGACATTACTACATCTTCTAAGAGAAAGAGCATACAAGAAAGGTAAATTTACCTTATCTTCTGGTAAAGAATCGGAGCATTATATTAACTGTAAACCTGTTACTTTATCCTGTGAGGGAAATGCACTTCTATCACATTTAATGATAGAGCATGTGGAAGATAAATCTGTAGCAGTTGGTGGACTTACTCTTGGTGCTGATCCTTTAGTTTGTGGTATCGCACAGAAAGCATACTACTCTGGTAAACATATTGATGCTTTGATCGTAAGAAAGAATCCGAAAGGATATGGAACAAAAGAAGTTATTGAAGGTAACAAGCCACCTGAAGGATCTATCGTTACAGTATTAGAAGATGTAACTACAACAGGTAGTAGTGCAATCAAAGCAGTAAATGTATTGCGTGATGCAGGTTACATTGTGAATCGTGTTGTTGCAATCGTTGATAGACAAGATGATCACATCATATGGGAAAATAATAAGATAGAATTTATTTCTCTATACAAATTAGAGGATATTATTGAATGAACTGTTGGCACTGTAACACTGAATTAATCTGGGGTGGGGATCATGACCTTGACATGGACATGACTCCAGAGTATAGTATAGTTACAAATTTATCATGTCCTCAATGTAATTCTTATGTTGAGGTCTATTATCCGCGTGAAGATCAAAATGACTAAATCAACATTCACAAAAAGAAAAGCACAAATGAAATCGTCAAGTTATTACTTATTCTGGGGTATAGCAACAGTCGCAGTTGTTGCAGGCCAAGTCTATGTCGGCACTGGATATCGTCAGATGGCAAAATCAATGAATAGATGGTTTGAAGAGACTATTGATATTATTACTATACCAAGAAGAAATAGTGGAGGATATATGCCAATGGTTAATCCTGATGACTATATCATTTGGGAAACAATAGAAAATTATGAAGATTGATACTCAAGGAATGTCATTTGGATCTGAGAAGAGTGGCGGTAAATCACTTCAAGAACAGCGTGATGCTATTCCACCTATGGTAAAGAATGAAATGAATCTTCTATCTGACACTCTTAAGAAAGAATTAAAAGAACTTATTAATGAAGTTTTAGATGAAAGAGAATGGAGATTTAAATGATTCCGCATGCATCATATTCACCGGAGTATACAACTGTCATTTCTATTGCTATAATGATGGTATTACTCACAGGTTATGGAATCTATAAAGGATTCTTTGCCAATGAAGATTTAACAGACCCTTGGGATGACCATGACGATTAATCTTATTTCTAAAGATAATACTCTATGGGCTGCTGATGAGTTTATACAGTATTTTTCTCGTATGGGAAATATAGAAGATTACCTTAGATATGTTAAAAAAGAAACTATTAAAAGTTTTAGTGCACTTACATCTTTTGAAGATGAATTTTTAAATGAAGATATTCATCCAAACGATATGGAGTTTGATATTCGTTTTGTCGGTGATAGATTTCAAAATGGTTTACCTCAAGATTATTATAAGACAATGTTGGGTGCTGTATCATCTCATAATAATGAAGCAAATATTCCCGGTAGAGAGTTGCGTTGGATGGTATATGAAAAGAATACAAAGAAACTTATTGGATTTATCCGATTTGGTTCTCCTACAATCAATTCCAAACCTAGAAATCTTTGGTTAGGTAAACCAGCTAATCTAAGTTTAATGAATAGACATACTGCGATGGGTTTTGTGATTGTTCCCTCGCAACCATTTGGATATAATTATCTTGGTGGTAAATTGTTAGCATTATTATGTTGTTCACATTTTGCTAGAGAAACTATATCTAAAGTATTTGATAAAGAGATTGCATTATTTGAAACAACATCTTTGTATGGATCTACAACATCGGCATCTCAGTATGATGGTTTAAAACCATTCATGAGATACAAAGGATTAACTGAAAGTAAATTTACTCCATTGCTTCATGATGATGCATTTCATAAATTACATAATCGTTTTAAAGAATGGAATGATAATACTCCATTGACTGATAATAAAGCATCTTCTAAGAAGATGAAGAGACAATCAAAGATGATATCTATAATTAAAAACTCTATGAAAGAGTATGATATGAAAAATGAATTGGAACAGTTTACAGGCATTATTGATATGGCTCTCAATCTAACTCAAAAGAAGAGATTCTACATATCTGATTATGGTTATGCAAATGTTCGTGAAGTTATTAATGGTGAACAAGATAAATTAGTTCATGGTCAAAACTGGGATAAGTTTCATCTTGAGAACATACTTACATGGTGGAAGAAGAAAGCAACTAAAAGATATGATAAGTTAAAGGCAGAAGGTAGATTTAGAGATAAGGTAGAACTATGGACACAGGATGATGACATACAAATCATTAGATAATAAATACTTAAAAACTGTTGCAAGGGATGAAGACATTTAAGGAGTTTATACACGAGAGTAGTCTTGCTCGAATAAAAAGCAAGTCTGATAAAGGTGGAATGGCCGCATTGTCTGCATCCAGAGCAGGTAAGTCTGCAAAGGAAAATAGTGCAAGAGCAAAGCAATTAGATAAAGATATTCGTGGTAAAGGTCTAGGTGGTGCTACGAAAGTAACTGGTTCATATATGGAGAAAGATAAGAAGACTGGTGAAGAGAAAAAAGTTAAAGAGAGAAGTCATGTTGTCTCATCAGGTAAGATGGGTAAGAGAAAGTTTAAGAAAACTGTAAAGGCACTTGGTAAAAAGTATGGACAGGACTCTGTGTTGACACAAACGAAAAAAACTGGTACACTATCAGCAACACGCAAAGGTGGATTGGGCAAAGCAAAAAATGTTAAATTAGGTAAATTCAAACCACAGGGTAAAAACCCAGAAGGTCAATCACAAATCAAAGGAAAAACTTTTACATACGGATAATGGCAACACCACTTTACGATGACTCTAACTGGAGATCAGAATATATTGACATCAAATCTCGTCAACTATCTTCAAGACAAGTTCAATTATTAGAATCAGGAGCAGATAGTCTTGCTTCAAGTTGGTTCTTACAGGCAATGTATAATGATTGGAAAAAAATTAAAGGTTATAATAAATTAGATCCAAAAGAAAATGAGGGTCAATTACAATCAACATTATCAGATTTCTTTAAAAGTCAAAAAGATCAAGGTATTTAATGACAGAATTTATTTCTAGACACATCGGCCCATCAGAGGCAGAACAGACTCAAATGCTAGAGGATTTGGGTCTTTCTAGTTTGGATGAACTTGTCAGACAAATAGTTCCAGATTCTATATTATTAAGAGGGGATTATAAACTACCTGATGGGTGTAGTGAGCAAGAGGCACTTACTGAATTAAAAGAAATAGCAAGTCAGAATAGAGTTAAAAGAGTCTTAATTGGTCAAGGATACTATGGTACAATTACACCACCAGTAATACAAAGAAATGTTTTTGAGAATCCTGCATGGTATACATCTTATACACCATATCAGGCAGAGATATCTCAGGGTAGATTAGAAGCATTATTTAATTATCAAACACTGATTACAGAACTTACTGGGTTGCCAATAGCAAATGCATCTTTGTTAGATGAAGGAACTGCAGCAGCAGAAGCAATGTTACTTGCTCATAGTGCATCTAAGAAAAATGTATTTTTGGTTGATAGTGAAGTATTTCCTCAAACATTACAAGTATTAGAAACAAGAGCAAAACCTTTAGGGATAGAAATAAAATTACTTGATTGGCATACTGTAGCAGCACTAGAAGATTTTGATGATGCTTTTGGATTATTAGTTCAGTTACCAAATAATAAAGGTAGACTTCGTGATCCGAATGCACTTATTCGTATTGCAGATGTATATAAGTGTATGAAGATTGCGGTTGTAGACCCAATGGCACAGGTGTTAATGAAACCTGTAGGGGAGATGGGTTTTGATATTGCAGTTGGTAGTATGCAAAGGTTTGGTATACCTATGGGATTTGGTGGGCCTCATGCAGCATTCTTTGCAATAAGTGAAAAGTATAAGAGAAAGATTCCCGGACGAATTGTAGGGCAGTCTCTAGACTCCCAAGGTAATAAAGCACTACGACTAGCATTACAGACAAGGGAACAACACATAAGACGAGACAAAGCAACATCCAATATATGCACTGCTCAAGCACTCCTCGCAAATATGGCAGGTTTTTACGCTGCTTACCACGGTGCGGAAGGTCTGAAAAGAATAGCAACCAGAGTATTAAGATATAGGCAAACCCTACAAAAGGCATTAGCATGGTGTGGGATAGAAGTTGATGAGTCTGAAGGATTTGATACTGTTCGATTTAAAAGTTTCCTTGCTTTAGAAGGATTCAATGTTAGTTATGAAGACGGTCACACTTTAATTACACTAGATGAATGTACGACACTTAGAAGAACTAAAAGCAACTTGTAGATTCTCAATTAGATATTACAAATAAATTTGACACTATTGATCATGTGATCGATTCAATCGGAGATTATCATTGGTTAGGTGTGCCAGAGAGAACTAAACCTTGGTTGACTCAAGAAGTATTTAACAATTATCATAGTGAAACAAATATGATGAGATATATTAATGAGTTAGTTTCAAAAGATTTCTCATTAGTAAATGGTATGATGCCACTTGGTAGTTGTACTATGAAATTAAATGCAGCATCAGAACTGATGCCAGTTTCATGGCCAGAGTTTGCAAACATTCATCCATTTGCACCAGCATCTCAAACAATTGGTTATGATATTATTATCAAGGAATTAAAAGGATGGTTATGTGAGATCACAGGATTTGATTCTATATCACTACAACCAAATGCAGGATCACAAGGAGAGTATGCAGGTCTATTAGCAATACAAGATTACCATAGAAGTAACGATGATGATAAGAGAAATGTTTGTCTTATACCGGAGAGTGCACATGGAACTAATCCTGCAAGTGCTGTCATGGCGGGCATGAAGATAGTTCCAGTCAAGTGTGATGATAGTGGAAATATTGATTTAAAAGATTTAGAGAAGAAAGCAATCATGAATACATTTGAACTTTCATGTATTATGATTACATACCCATCGACTCATGGTGTATTTGAACCAACTATCAAAGATATTTGTAGAATCGTTCATGAGAATGGTGGTCAGGTATATCTTGATGGTGCAAATCTAAATGCACAGGTTGGTCTTGCAAAACCATGTGACTATGGTGCAGATGTATGTCACCTTAACTTACATAAGACATTCTGTATTCCTCACGGTGGTGGAGGCCCCGGAGTTGGCCCGATTGGTGTTGCAGAACATCTAACACCTTTTGTGACTCATCGAGTATCATCAGCAGAATATGGTAGTGCATCAATTTTACCTATCAGTTGGATGTATATAAGAATGATGGGTGGAGAAGGACTCAGAAAGGCAAGTGAAGTATCTTTACTATCTGCTAACTGGTTGGCACATCAAATTGATCCATATTTTAAAGTATTATATCGAGGAGATAATGATCGAATCGCACATGAATGTATATTTGATTGTCGTAATTTCCCTGTTACTGCAGAGGATATTGCAAAGAGATTAATGGACTATGGTTTCATGCACCTACATTATCATGGCCAGTTGCAAATACGATGATGGTTGAACCAACTGAATCAGAATCTTTAGATGAATTGAAAAGATTTGCAAAAGCAATGGAGATGATTAAGAGAGAAATATTTGCAATACCTGAGATAGTGAAGAATTCACCACATACTGCAAGGGTTGTAAGTTCAACAGAATGGGTGTATAATTATACCAGAGAACAAGCAGCATATCCTGTAGAACAAACTAGTAAGTTTTGGCCTGCAGTAGCAAGAATAGATAATGTTTACGGTGATCGTAATCTTGTCTGCTCATGTTCTTCCTACTTTGATAATGAAACTGATGGAACTGAAAGACTGGTTGAACTCGATCAACCTAAACAAAAATAATCAAATTGATGAAGATCCATCAATAGAAAAAGAATATCCTTCCTTCATAATTAACAAGTGTTTATCAGGACATCTTGACACAGTTATGTTTGCAAATGAAATGAATAAGTATCCATTTCTACCAAAGAAGATGCAACATGACTTTTTTATACATATAGTGAGGAAAAAACGAAGGTTTTCTCCTTGGCTTCGTAAAGACAAAATCAAAGAACTTGATAGTGTCAAGACATACTATGAATGTAGTAATGCAAAAGCGGAACAGATTCTAAAGATTCTTACACAAGAACAACTGAATTTTATTAAATCTAAACTTGATATTGGAGGAAGACAATGAGTGTTCTTAAGGAACCACAGGTGAATTGGGATCCAAACCAAATGGTTGAAGTGACATTAAATGAACCAGATGATTTTCTCAAGGTGAGAGAAACACTGACTCGTATTGGTGTTGCATCAAGAAAAGAAAAGAAAATATATCAGTCTTGTCATATTTTACACAAACAGGGAAGGTATTTTTTAGTACACTTCAAAGAATTATTTGCATTAGATGGTAAGCATGCCAATCTTACTTCAAATGATGTACAAAGAAGAAATCGCATAGCACAATTATTGGTAGATTGGGGACTTGTTGGTATTGTAAGTGCCGATTCTATACAAGATGTAGCACCTTTAAATCAAATCAAAGTATTATCTTATAAGGATAAGGGTGAATGGATATTGGAAACAAAGTATAATATAGGAAGTAAGAAGAAAAAGGTAGAAGAAACTGAATAAAAAAGTAGGGGATTCAACATCCCCTTTATAATGTTTATATGGTTAAATAGTAATGTCGCCTTCGGGGACATAATTTACACTCGCTTAAAAGGAGAACTATGACTTCACTACAGAGATATCACTCTGCAAACTTACCAGAGTTGATGAAAATAATTTCAAAGAACGGGATTGGTATGGATGATTACCTTGACCGCTTTTTTAATAGTTACGAAACCGCAACAAACTATCCACCTTACAATCTAATTCATGTAAATAATGTTGAGTCATTACTTGAGATTGCTCTTGCAGGATTTGGTAAAAAAGAACTTAAGGTCTACACTGAATATGGAAAACTTATTGTTGAGGGACAGAAAGAAACTAAGGAGACAGGATCCGAGTATGTCCATCAAGGACTGGCTCAGAGATCTTTCACAAGAGAATGGGCACTTTCAGAAGATGTTGAAGTCCGAGAGGTTCAATTCAAAGATGGACTTCTTACCGTTAAGTTGGGTAAGATAGTACCAGATCATCATGCAAGAAAGGATTACCTTTAAATATGACAGGTTATGATTGGCATGTCATAAGAGACACACCTTCTGCTCACGGTAGTGGTAAAGAACCCATGTATGGAAGCATGGGTAAGTCAACCAAACCAGATCCAAATCGTAAGGTAACATATCCATGTGTGCTTCATGTAGCATGTCTAGACTCACACAACACCAGTTTCTTCTATAAGAGGGAGAATGGTACTTATTACTGGTTGCATTGTCGTAAGAATAAGGATGATGTTGAGGTAGATGCAGATCAAATACAATTAGATCTATTTGGTGATCCTATACTATCTAATGAGTTTATTATGAAAGCAATACTTTAGGGATCTTGACGATCCCTTTTTTTATGGTATAATAAAAGAGTCAGAGAAATACTGGCTGCGGTGTTCCCCTTTGGTAGGTTCAGGAATAGCGGCTATAGGAATCTACCATTTTAATTATTATTAAAGATGTCAATCAAACTTGCAGTTCTTCAATCAGGTGATCAGATTATTGCAGATATGAAAGAAATCGTATCTGAAGATAAACCAATCGCATATCTGTTTAATAAACCTCATAAGGTTGTTATAAACTCACCTGTATATCTCACTGAAGAAAAAGATCCAAAGACATCAGTTGAAATTACACTGACAAGTTGGATTATAATTAGTGATGAGGAAGATGTACCTGTATCTGTAAATCAGGTAGTTGCCTTAGTCGAACCAATTGAAAGCGTCAAAAAAATGTATACGGAGAAGATAAATGGATCAGATTATTAATTGCTTACTACTTAAGAATGGTGATTTATTGATATCACAGATCATGGAAATGGATACCGAACTTGGTGGCCCTGATTGTAAAATGATCAAACCATATAAAATGGTCAAAGAAAATGATGAATATAAACTAGAAACTTGGTTGGATTATACATCACAGACTGAAATGATGATACATTCTGACAGTATTCTTACACTAGTTACTCCAACATCTGCTATACTGGCTGAGTATCTTGATTTGATTGCCTGATGAATGCACTTGCTGAAGCACTTGGAATTGAATTAGAAGAGGATTCAACTCGAAAGTGTAATAAATGTGGGGAGATAAAACCTATTGATGCTTTTGGTTGGAATTGTTATGGTTCACAAAGATTTCGTCGTAAGATCTGTATATCATGTCGGACACATTCTGATAGGACTAAAAGAGTTGCTATCAAGAAAAAAGGAACATATACAAAACCTCCTGCAGGAACTCCCTGTGAATGTTGTGGCATTTCAATGACTCATGATAAAGAAATGTCAGGTGTGTGTTTTGATCATGATTCAGTCAAAGAAGAGTTTCGTGGTTGGATATGTAAAAAATGTAATACATCTATGGGTTTGCATGGTGATGATATAGAGGGCATCAAAAAAATAATTGTATATCTTGAGGGGAAACAATGAGATTCTATACTAATGTTCAATTAGTTGGAAATAATTTTTTAGTTCGTGGTTATGAGAATGGTAAACATTTCATGGTACGAGAATCTTTTGCCCCAACTCTTTTCGTCTCTTCAAAAAAGAATACTAAGTATAAGACTCTTACTGGTGAATCTGTTGAACCAATCAATCCCGGTTCAGTTCGTGATTGTCGTGAGTTCTTCAAAAGATATGATGGTGTACAGAATTTTGATATCTACGGAAATGACAGATATATCTATCAATACATCTCTGAGATGTATCCGGAACCAGAAGTCAAGTTTGATATAAGCAAGATTAAATTAACTACACTTGATATTGAGGTGAAGTCTGAGAATGGATTCCCTGATGTAGAATCTTCGGCAGAAGAAATACTACTTATATCAATACAGGACTATACAACAAAACAGATTCGCACATGGGGTCAGGGGCCATTTAATAACAAACAAGATAATGTCATTTACAAGTCATTCAATTCAGAGTATGAACTTCTAAATGCTTTTATCAACTGGTGGATGATTGAAGAGAATACTCCAGAAGTAATTACAGGTTGGAACATTGAATTATATGATATCCCCTATCTATCGCGTAGATTAGAAAGAGTTCTTGGTTCTAAGTTAATGAAGAGACTTTCTCCTTGGGGCCTTGTTACTGAAGATGAGATTTATATTGCAGGTCGTAAGAACATTGCATATGATGTTGGTGGCATTACTCAACTTGATTATTTAAATCTTTATAAGAAGTTTACTTATAAAGCACAAGAATCATATCGTTTGGATTATATTGCAAGCGTTGAATTGGGACAGAAGAAACTTGATCACTCAGGAGTTTGATACATTCAAGGACTTTTATACACAAGGTTGGCAGAAGTTTGTTGAATACAACATCATTGATGTGGAACTTGTTGACCGCTTGGAAGATAAGATGAAGGTTGATTGAACTTGCTATTACAATGGCATATGATGCAAAAGCAAACTATGTTGATGTATTCTCGCAGGTTCGTATGTGGGATACCATCATCTATAATTATCTTTAAAAAAAGAAATATTGTTATTCCTCCAAAGAATCGATCACAAAAGAATGAAAAGTATGCAGGTGCATATGTTAAAGAACCAATTCCCGGAAAGTATGATTGGGTGGTGAGTTTTGACCTTAACTCTCTATATCCGCATTTGATTATGCAGTATAATATTTCTCCAGAAACTCTTATTGATCAAAGGCAACCCTCTGCTACTGTTGATAAGATACTTAATCAGGAGATAGATATTAGTAAAGACTATGCTACTTGTGCTAATGGTGCACAGTATCGTAAAGATGTTCGTGGGTTTTTACCAGAACTTATGGATAAGATGTATGGAGATCGTGTAGTCTTTAAAAAGAAAATGATTGAGGCAAAGAAGCAGTATGAAAAAACCCCAACCGTTGCTCTTGAGAAAGAGATTGCCAGATGTAATAATATTCAAATGGCAAAAAAGATATCCCTTAATAGTGCTTATGGTGCTATTGGTAATCAATATTTTCGCTATTACAAACTTGCCAACGCAGAAGCTATTACACTATCTGGTCAAGTTTCTATCCGTTGGATAGAAAACAAAATGAATGACTATCTAAACAAGATTCTTAAAACAGAGGAGGTTGACTATGTTATTGCTTCAGATACTGATTCCATTTATCTTAATCTGGGTGATTTGGTTGAGACTGTATACAAAGGGAGAGAGAAAACTACTGAAGCATTGTCTCGTTCCTTAATAAGGTGTGTGAAGATGAATTTGAACCTTATATTGAAAGTTCTTATGAACGTTGGCCAAGTATGTAAATGCTTATGATCAAAAGATGGTTATGAAGAGGGAGAACATTGCTGATCGTGGTATATGGACTGCAAAGAAAAGATATATTCTTAAATGTATGGGATAGTGAGGGTGTTAGATATGAAGAACCTAAACTAAAGATGATGGGTATTGAGGCAGTTAAATCATCAACACCTGCACCTTGTCGACAATGATTAAAGATGCACTCAAGATTATGATGAATGGAACAGAAGATGAAGTGATTGATTTTATTGATAAGTCTCGTCAGAATTTAAAACACTTACCACCAGAAGAGATAGCATTCCTCGACTGCATCTGATGTTAGAAGTATCATCACCACAGATCTATAAAGGCACCCATACATGTCGGGGTGCATCTTTTAATCTATATCAAAAGAATAACTTGACTAAAAGTATTCAT